TTACAAGCTGCCGAAGAAGGATGCGACGGCGCCGCCAGCTTTGGAGAGTGCAGAACCAGCTGCGCGGACAGCCCCGCCGGCCGCTTTTCCTACTTCGGAGCCTAGGCCGCTGCCGACGAACCCGCCGATCACCCCGCCTACTGCACCCCCGATCACGGTGCCGGGGCCGGGGAAGAATGATCCGATCGAGGCCCCGATGATGGCACCGCCCTCGGCCCCGGCCCACGCGCCGGCAAGCGAACCCACAGTGCTACCGACCGTTTCCGGTACCGGCGCACCATTGGCCAAGTCGACACCAGCTTTGGCGACTTCCATCCCACGCCCCAGCCAAGTGAACTTTTCTCCGGCCCGCAGAAGGTTTTGGGCCGTGCTTTTCGACATGGTCGAGACTTTCGCGTCGGGAGCCCAGTGGGTACCTGTATTGGCGTACTTCCCGGTTTTGCTCAGGCCGTCACCGAGCTGGCCCATGTGGAAGTCGGCGGGGAACTGTTCGCCGGATTCGACCGGCTTTTGTGTGCCCTGCTGGGTCGCCTGCTGTGTCCCCTGGGTGGTCTGCTGGGCCGCTTGTTGGGCGCCTTGTTGTCCAGCCTGCTGGGCGGCTTGCTGCCCGGCTTGTTGTGAACCGCGGCGTGTGGCCGCCGTCGCGAGATCCGTGGGATCCATCGGATTCTTCTTCGGTGTGTCCGGCTCTTTCTGCGGCTGCTGTTGCGGGGTCTGCTGGTTGACAGGATTCTGTGGCTGCTGCTGGCCAGGCTGGCCCTGTTGCGGCGGATTCTGTTGTGCCGGTTGCTGCCCGGCTGGTTGTTGCGGTGCCTGCTGCGCCGGCTGCTGGCCGGCAGGATTTTGTGGTGCTTGTGCGGGCTGCTGCGGAGCTTGAGGAGCCTGCTGCACGGGTGCCTGTTGTACGGGTGCTTGGGCGGGAGGTTGTGCGTCGGGTTGCCAGGGCCCGTAGTTGGGCAACGGTTCTCCGTGTGCGGCGCGCTGGCCAGAGGTCTGCGGGCCCATGTTTTGTTGCGGAATCTGCTGACCGCCCTGGCCAGGGCTTTCGTTGTAAATCGAGATCCCCGAGTTTTGGTCTAGCGGCGGCTGATTGATCCCGCCTTGATAGTCGGGCTGCTGACCGGGCATCTGCGGAGGCTGGAAGTTACCGGTATCTGGACCATAGGAACCTTGCCCATTGCCACCCCCACCACAACGATCCCCACACGGATCAGCCGAAGCTGTAGCGGCGTTCTGGGGCAGGTAAGAGGAGAAGGTGGCCAGACCGAAGGCGGTGGCCGAGAACGCGATCAATGCCAACACCCCGGCGCCGGCATAGATCTGCCCGATCGGGGTGGGCCCGCCGGGGCCGTTGGGGGTGTGAGCCCACGCCCACCAGCCCGACAGGGCCCGCCACCACCACGTGTTGGCCAGCAGCGCCAGAGCCAGGATCGCGGTGATCGCCGCCAGGGCCGCCATCGGGTCATCGCCGGTCAACCATGACGACACCCGCGGAACTACATACCCGGACAGGAACACCAGAGCGCCGCCGCCAGCCAGCAGCGTCAAACCCAGGCCAGGGTGGCTGGCCCACCACTGCCGCCAACGCTGACCACCGTCGTGGTTGGGTGAGAGCTGTTGGCGGGTACCGGAGTTGGCGAAGATAAGCTTGCCCAAGACCTTGGCGCCGCCGAACAGCAGCGCTCCGGCGACCACCATGATCGCCACTTGCACGAGCTGTGAGGGCAGCGACCACCCCAGCCCGCTGCCGGAGTCACCGCCGGTTATCTGTGCCCACCATCCGCTGGCGTGTCCGCGCATCACCCACCAGATACCGGCCGCACCGACAATGATCCCCGCCGCGGCTCGTAGCAGCGGTGGCACACCGTCGACCGATGCCGACCACACCGCCGACAGCGGGGCCAGGGCGCGACGTAGCAAGGTGATGCCTTTACCCAAGGCGCTAAAGGCCAAGCACAGCAGGATCACCCAGCCGAGGACACCTGCCACACCATCACCGCGGGTGAGCACATGTAGACCCCACACCCCGAGCACCGTCAGCGCGGCCCCGACGATCCCGGCAGGAAAGCCCGTCAACTCCGGCGCGGACAATGGGGCTGCGGCGGGCAGGGTTTGCGTGGGCGCATCATCGCCATCAGGGCGATCGGTGTCGGTCATCGGTTAACCTTCTTTCCCCGGAGAACGTGCTGTGAAAGATGTTGTGCCGTAGGCATGTCAAGCTCCGCCCGCTGCTGCGGCGGGCTGGCCGGGTGCCAGGTTTTCTTTGGCCCACCGCACATGCCCGTTGGCGGTGGCCAGGCAGCCCTCGTAGTCACCGCCGTCGTGGCCGAACGCGGCCACGCAGGTATTCGTCAGGTCGGCCATAAACGTGTTCTCACACGTTAGGGCGCTGGTGTGGGCGGGGGCAGCGCTCATGCACGCAGCCAGCCGGGCACACGACGGCGCGAAATCAGCGGCCCCGCCAGGGGTTCCGTCGTCCCCGCCGCCGGCGAATTGTGGCGGCCCAGACACACACCGCCCGGCCGCACTGCCCGCTGGTGCTTTAGGCGCGGGATCGCCTTGAGCGACCGCCGGAACACCGGTAGATGGCCGGTAGGCCACGGTGATGGTGACGGGAAAATTGAGCAATCCGACATCGCCGACGTTCAGATTCACATCCGATTGCTGATACAGATAACTTCCCCCGACCAACGGTGTGACCGGGATCGGGTTACCGGCACCGTCTTTTGCATCAGGGATGCTCAGCGCCCCGATAATCGCTGCCGAATGTCCGGGGGCCGCATCGGTCTCAACAACCACCGCTTGCGCGGCTTGGCGCAGATGAGTGCCCTCCGGATAGCGGACGCCCAACGTGAAGTCACTCGGCGAGATGAAGGTCTTGCGAATCATGCGAATATCGGCGCCCCCGCCGGCATCGGGGAGCACCACATAATCCACCGGGCCTGATCCGTATGCGGCCGCACCGCCCTCACCCCAATTGGCAGCCGTCAAGGCCCGTTCGTTGGGTAGATGGATGACGACTTGCTTGCCTGGCCAAGCGGTCGCGGCATGTACCCCGTCGGTAGCGATTGGCGGAACGGCCACCACACCACGCTGGCGCGCCTCCGCAAGAGGTCGCCCTGTTCCTGACCCCATCCCTTGCGGCACATTCGTCTTAGCCTGTGCCCCACCAATACTCACCGCACGCGGCAAATTATCGGGCTGCGGCACCGCCAACGGCGGCGGAGCCGGAGCAGGAGGCCCAGGCTGATTGGGGTCTGCTCCAGCTGCACTCGCGCTAGATAACGCAAACCCAGCAACCGCTGTCACGGCCGCCAACAAAACCGATCTGAGATGGAACCGCCTAGGCATGCGTCGGCTGTAGTGGACGCCCGAAGATTCGCTGGAAGCAGGTCGCGTACGGCAGTTGATCACCGTCATCAGCCGATGCGGTACGCCCCGACTGCCGGTTTCGCCGCCCACGAGCCCCCCTTGAGCCGTATTGATACCAACCTGTCAGCGACTAGACTATACCAGCAATACCAGCACACCTACACGGTATGGCAAACTATAGAAGGCGTCCTTCGTTGACCCGCCCGTTTCTGCACTCCAGGGCGATATTCGACCGAGTTCAGGCGTTGAGTGTGACTGATGACGAAAGCTGCGGGCGTGGGGAAAAGATAGCCGCAACCTCAAATGTGGCCGACCGCCGCTGCACCCAAGTGCCCAGTCGCCGATCACCACCTGCCCGCGCCAGCGACCAAATGCGGCCACTTCGAGAGCCCGCCTACGAAAACAACGCCGAAGCAGTTTTCGGGACAACAGCCGTGATGCAGTTGGAGCTGAGGAATTGGGCGTAGCTACGTTGCCGACGACGCTGTGACGGAGAGCTTGTCCGAGCTGCACCAAACCCGGTCGATCTCGGCTGGCTCGACCGGCCTCCACAGACCGAAACCGAGCTCTACGCCGCTGCCCCACCTCCTCGCCAAGGCATCCCAGCTTGATCCCCGTGCCGTCGTGACTGTGTCGCGACGGAGCCTTACGGACATTGCACCCGGCTCAACCGGGCGGGTCATCACGAAAGTGGTCGCGTAAGTCCCGTTCTGCAACCTGCCGCAGTTTCGCCGAGCTCGACTACAGCCCGTTAGTCGAATCGGGCCGCATCCCAGCGATGGTGACGTTCACCTATCCGGGCGAATGGGAGAGCGTCGCCCCAAGGGGGCTCCAGTGAAGCGGCATATGGTGTTGTGGCGCAAACGCTTTCACAGCGAATATGGTGTGCGGCGAGAGACGAACGCTCGTGGGTGATGAAAGCCGGGCGGTGGATCTCCCCGCCATCCACGATGCGATCACACGTCGCATCGAAAGCTGCAGTCGCCGCTGAGGGATATGGCCTGTAAGACCCCAGGGTGGTTGCCACACTTATTCACCCCTTGGCGGCGAGCATCGCCGCCCACTTGGCTACAAGGGCGCTCACCAGATCATGCGCCTCGGTAAGAGGCTCGCGAGGGGGTACCGCTGTCGACCTGGCATGCCGCACCCGTTGCGCCGAGGCAATGAATGAATCCACTTGTGTCTTTGTGGCCCAATCTAATTCGTCATAGATCTTACTCCGGCCACCAATCACGTCGGTGATGATCTCGAAGACCCAATACAGATCTGACCACCAGACATTCTCTGGCTTACCCAGAACTTCCAGCGCCTCGGCGAGATCTGGATTCGACGCCGCCGCTGCGAAACGGTCCGGCCAGGGAGATGGCGGATCGGGAACTACCGTGCCGTCTGGTCTCGCGACCGTAACTGTCGGTCGCCCAACATTCACACGGATCTGAGCCGGTGCGGGTCGGAGGACCGTGTGCCGCCGACCGTCGGACGTCGTGTACTCGTCGCTCAGCGCTACCGGACGAAAGTTCTGATTTTCAACGCGCCCAAGGCCGTTGATGCGCAGAAGGAGCCGCTCGGCGGCTTGATAGAACTTCTCGTCTTCTGAGGGAGAGTCGATCTCGTGAAAAGCCAAGTAATAGTGGGTGGAGTATCGCGACCGGATCATCGCCGTGTTCCCGGAGACCGATGCGAACGAACTCGGTAGGGTGCCGCCGTTCGTTGCGTGTGCGTGTGCGTGTGCTCCATATGGCCACGGTTCAGCGCCAGAGCAACGTGAGCTCTCCGCCGTCGGGGAGTTCCGCCCAGCGCGGTGCGAAGTCGTCGTAGCGGGCGAAGATCCGGTCCAGGAGAGCGGGTTCGACGTAGACCTCGGCCGCTGGCCCGGGCCACGGGCCAGCGGCCTGCCGGTGGCCGCGCTCGACCTCCCACAGCGCCGCCGTCAGCGACGCGAGGTACTCCGACCGTGCCATGTCCGCCGCCTGCGCCGCCGTGGGCTTGCGGTTTCGCCGGGACGCCTTCCGCCGCTCCGCCGGATCGGCGGGCCAGAAGAGCCCGTCGAGGCCGTTGGCGTCGGCGAGGCGCCCGAACACGCCGCCGCGCAGCCGCGCCTCCTGCTCGACGATGAGGTGCGCCGCGTCGTGCGGCACGGGTGGACGGCCACCCGGCCCGCCGCGCGGCGTGAGCTCGGGGCCCCTCTCCCGGCGGATCCGCACGTCGTACCCGTTCCGGCGCTTGACGAACGTGACCTCCATGCCCTCTAGGGTGCGTCGTAGGCGGGGGCGCCACAACCGGTTTTCGACGGCCTGCGGCCCGCCCGCCACGCGCCCCACAGTGATTCCATGTCGATCCGTGACCGCTGGTGCCCGTCCCTCCTCGACGCGACGGCCGGACTCGGAGCGGTCTACAGCACGTAACCCAAGCCGTGGGAGCCCAGGTGTCAGGATCCGCGCCCCGTCGACGGGGCCCTTCTTCGGCCGCCCAGCAGCTGAACATCGCCCGCCTGATCGCTGGATATGGTGGGTGACATCGTCGGGAAGCGAGGGATGAGGGGAGCGCCGTGGGTGGTCTGAGTGACGTGTCGGTCGATCACCGCGTCCGGCGTTGGAACCTCGCACGGTCGCTGTTCGCGTTCCTCACGTTGGCAGGGGTCGTGTTCTGCATCGCCAGTGTGCTCGGCACCTCCCCGCACTGGGTGTGGATCGCGGGGTTCGCCGCCACCTTGGTGAGCGGGTGCCTGCTCAGGATCGCCTGGGACAAGCACCGCGTGGCTCTCTTCGCGGGAGCCCCCACCGCCGTGGGCACGGTCCGCGACGTGCTGGAAAGCCAGTTCGGAGACGGGGCATCGAAGCACCAGCTGCTGATCGATGCGGAACTCGCACACGGGGTGTCGATCCACCGGCGGATCGACATCGGCGGGGATCCTGATCCGCTCGGCTGGGTCGGGAACCAGGTCCGGTTCCGTCACCGCACCCTCGACCCGGATGACCTCGACGACGCGTTCGTCGGGCGTGAGGAGCGCAACGCGTCGTTGGGGCCTGGCTCGTGAGCGCCCACGAGTCCGCGTCGACCCCGCCCGGCCGCGCCTACCGCTGGTGGGGCGTCGGGGCGATCACGTGCCTGGTTCTGGCGGTGACCGGTCTGCTCGGAGCCATCGCGAGCGCGTTCAGCTCCAGCCCAGAACAGCTGTGGGTCGCAACCGCCGTCGCGGTCTTCGTCCTGATCCCGGCGGGCATCCTCGGCGGCCTCTACTGCGGGCACAAGCGGTACCGCGCGTGGTTCACCAACGCGCATGTTTCCGAAGCGCCGATCGAAGAGGTCACCGAGGTGCGTCGTACCAACGACGACGGCAGCGTCTCGCGCTACTTCATGCTCACCGTGTCCGTGTCCGTGTCCGTGGCAGTGGAGGGCGGGCCGGCCATCCGAAGGCACTGCACCGTGGGTGGGGACCACCCCCGCCCACGGATCGGGCAGACGCTGCGCTTCCGGCACACCACTCTGGACCCCGACGACCTGGAGGACGCACTGTTCGACAGCATCCGCGAACATCAGCGAGGCACCGGGTGAGTCCGACTGAGCTTCGGCCCTGGCCCGCCGATCCCGTGTCCGCATGGGCGCAGGCAGTCGCTGCCCCAGCGGCGAAGTCACGGTATGGCGAGCGGCCGTCGATCAGGCCGTTGGAGGAGATTGCGGCTGACGTGCGCGGGCAGCGGGTGTTGGTGCCGGCGGTCGCCCTGGTGTTCACCGTAGTTGGTGCGATTCTCGTCGGTGGCCTGCTGGTCGGGGTGTTCCCGCTGAGCGGGCGCAGCACCTCCGCTGGTGTGCAGTGGTTCGCCGGCGTCGTTCTGCTGATCGTTGGGCCGGCGCTGTGGCTCGGGCACCGGCAGTGGCGCAAGTATGAAGAGCGCCAGGGTTTCCCACCCGCGCGCGGTGTGCTGTGTGAGATCTATCCGACGAGCTTTCACATCGGTGACGGCGATGGGTGGTGCCTGACCTCGGTCGCTATCGACGCACGCACCCCGGATGAGCAGGTGTCGAGGATCGCGACCGCATTCCGGATCTGGCTGGCCCGCCTCGAAGCCGACAAGGAAGCCGACTCCGCCGCCAAGAATGCGTGGAACTCGGGGTTCCGGCGGCGCATCATCAACGCCTTCGCATCTGACGAGATCTTCGGCCCCGAGGCCTCCGGTGGATACCTCGTCCGCGGGACCGCCAAGCGTTCACGGTGGGCGCTGCTGCTCGACTGGCGAGAACCCGAGGCCCCGGCATACCCGATGCGCAATGCGCTCGTGATCCCCGTCGACCAGGCACAGGGGTGAGAAGCGCATGGGCTGGATAGACCGACTGCGCGGGCGGGAGCGGCCGTCCACCGGAGACGCGGCGTCGGCGGACGTCGGTGTCCCGGACCTCGCCGAACCCGTCTACGCGCGTGCGCTCGTGCTCCAAGTTGATCACGACGCGGCGATCATCGAGGTCCAGCCGCCGGGCCGAGCCTCCTTCCGAGCGGAACTGCGCAGCGGCACGGATCCAGGGAGCTTCACCGGACTGGTCATCCGCTGGCACGCCCCAGTGATCATCGACGGGGCCGACCCGAAACGCGTGATCCTGCTCGAACCACCGTGTGGCCCGGATCTGCCGCTCGTGCCAGATGATCTGCAGGCGATCCGAGACGCCCGGGACCTGCGCACGAGCGCCTTGGCGGCGCTGTACCCGCCGCCCTCCGCCGCCGAACTCGCCAACCTGATGACACCGACCGCGTCGGCGGCACACCCGGCCTGGGACGCCGTCTGCTACCGGCTCGGCCTGCTGACGACGCCCGAGGCCCAGGCCATCCTCGATCACATCCGCCGTGACGGAAACGCCTGGGTTCGAGCAGAAGCCGAGCTGTACTCCTGGGGCCCGAGCATCCCCGACGATCTACGAAAGCAGGTCGGGGCGTTCCTGTCGCATCTGCATGATGTCGCCCCGCAGGGCCGCGGTATCGATCGCGGGCCGTTCTGGACACTCGGCGTCGCGGCCCTGATGCGCGACCTCGCCCCCAACGACGTCGACGCCCGAGTCTTCGAACTGGTGATGGGTCCGTTCGTCGACGTCTGCGGCCCGCTGCCGGAGCAGCTGCTGTAGCGCGTTGCTCGGTTCACAGCGTTGGGAAGCCCTCCGGTTCTCCCCTGCAGGGAGCGAGCCAGGACAGTCGCCGGTCGCAGCCCACATCAACCATGCTGACTGGCGATCGGACCTGGTAGACGACGTAGGCGTCCGCGCCCAATCGGGCATCGATACCTATTTGCGTGTGTGCAGTGTCGGGGTCGTCCGGGGTGGGCATCGTGCAGCGGTCCGGCTGATGAGACGGCGGTACTCCTTCGGGATTCATCCACCAGAGACCTGTCGCAAACTCGTCGATCCTGCTGGCACCGACGTCGGGGGTCAGCACGTCGAAGAGTGGCTCGGCACAGGAGGGTTCACCCGCAGAGTGGCCACGGAGGCGCTGTGCGACCTGCGCTGCGTCACCGGCATCGGGCGGCAGCGCGTAGATCTCGTAGGCCAGGAGCGCGCATTGTTGCCAGTAGAACATGACCACGTCCTGCTCACCGTCGCCATCGCTGTAGCGCGGGGACATCCAACACGAGACCTGAGTCCATGAGCGCGCCGGGTTTCCTAAGCTCGCGAGCGGTGGCCGGAACTCGTCCTGTTTGGCGAGCAGTTTTGCGCGTCCGGTGGAGACGTCGTCAACCAGCTGACGGGCGTTGTTCGCCTTGAGGATCCCCGAGACGGGGCCGGGAACGAATACGAAAAGTGCCAGCACCACCACCCCGCTGAGAACACCGAACGTCCAGCGGCGGCGCGGTGACCACGGCACCGCAGTCGCTTCCACGTCCGCTGGTTCCTGCCCATCACCCATACACGCCACGATATCGACGCGGGCGCACCCGGCCTTCGCGCCTCAACTGAGCGCACCGAGGATGGCGACTGTGGTCCATGCCGCGGCGACGGCTGCCAGTGCGAGCGACACCCACAGCAACGCCCAGAACGCACCAGAGCCGTCACGCGGACCACGCGCCGACCAGAGCAGGGCGATACCCACTCCAAGCCCGTTCGCGCTGACCCCGAGTGCGACCACGGGTAGCGCGAACATGCACGCGGCGACGAAGAGAGCGGAGATCAACACCAGGATCGTCAGCGCCGCCCGAGTCCACCCTTGCTCGGGATCGTGCCGGCGGCGCAGGACGGTCTCGAGGATGCTGAACCCGGGGAAAGAAGCGATGAGCCCGCCCATCACGGTCAGCGAGTAGAACACCGGCGCGAACAAGAGCGCCTTGTTCTCCGCGGGGACGTTGCCGGTCGTCGCACCGAGGGCAAGCATCCCCGTGAACAACAGTGCGCCCAGGATGAGCGGTGCCGTCCCCGTGACGGACGCGCGATCTCCCGCGCCCCTGAGGGCCGCGCTCCGTCTACTCACCGCCGCCGTTCCCAGTCGACGAACCAGGTGGACTTTCGATTCGGTTTCTTTGGGTCGTAGCGGATCCAGTGCTTGCTGCCGACGTAGGGCTTGTGGGTGCGCGTCATGGCCTTGTGATCGTGCTCGATTCCTTGGGAGTCGGTGAAGCGCAGGATGACGTCGTAGTACGCGTGGACGTTGCTGCCCTTCGAGCGCTTCACCTCGACCACCTTCGCCCGCACCCGCGGCCCGGTGAGCCGGATACTCCGAGCACGCTCGGCGCGGCGGTATCGCCACCCGAACAGAGCGCCGAGGAAGTTCTTTGCGCGACTCATGTCACTGGGCCTTCTGCGGGATCTGGTGCATCGACGAACCCGAGGAACAACACATCCTTCAGGTCGTCCGGGTCGCCGGTGTTGTGGCGGAACCGGACCATCTGTCCAAGCTCCGGCGCCGTGCGCTCAGACACCTGGCAGGTGCGACGGATGCCCCCATTCGGAAGCCTGGCCGCGATCGTGATGTCGTATGCGGGCAGTGCCTCTGGATCCGTGTGTTCATCGACAACGATCTTGGTGATAGTGCCGCCGGTTTCCTTACCGTCGGCATACCGTGCGACGTCGAGCCTGAACGAGGCCAGGCACCACGGGAGGATCGACACCACGAGTACTGCGAAGGCTGCGAGGAAGACCCACCACGGGCCCGGCTTCCCGAGGACTTCGCGGATCGCGGCCACGACGACGGTGATCACGAACCCCGTCAACCCGAGGCAGGCCAGCCCGAAGAAGACGCGCTTGAGGAACACCCACCGGCGGATCCGCGCCCGGGTCTCGGGCGTCCGCGCCAGGGCCATCCACGCTGTGGCGTCGCGGTTCACGAGACGAACCTGCGCTTCCCGTTTAGGAACGGCGACCCTGCTGCCGACTGCCGAAGGTCGGTGAATTCGCGATCGCCGTGCAGACCAGTGATCATGAAGCCGCTGCGCCACACGTCATCATGTGCTTCGGTGAGCAGAACCATGGTGTCGGCCAGGTCCGGGTCGGCGAAGGCGTACACCTGCCAGCGGCTCGCGGGTGTGAACTGGTCGATCGACGCCTCGTTGATGAGATCGCCCAGCCAGGCTGTGTGTGTCTTCCCGTCGGCTCCGTCGTAGTCGACGATGACCTTCTTCGTTTTTGCTTCCGCTGTGGTGTCGGGTTGGTCCCATTCGCGGATCTCGCGCACGCGCGCCACCCGGGGGGGTGTGGTCCAGCGCGGGCAGTGGTGTGCTCGACATCGCCTGGAGCCACCCGACGCCGCACGCGATCGCGACCACGAGGATGGCGAAGAACAGCATCACGCCGCGGACAGTCCCGTCAAGCGGCAAGGACAAGATGCCCCAGCCCAGCAGGACCGAGCTGATCAGGAACAGCGCGAACCACGTCCCACCGTCGGTCCAGATCGAACCGTTCGGTCCCTGCTTCCGGTGCGGTCGGCGACTCTGCGGTGTGCCGGTCACGAGGCGGCGAACTCCCACTTCGAGCCCGCGCGCAGGAACGGCGATCCCGGTCCGGGCTTGACGGGGCCGCCTTCACCGCCGATGCGGACGCCGTCGAGCTTCCACCCGGCCCGCCATACGTCGTCGTGGGCCTCGGTGAGGAACACGACCGAGTCGGCCAGTTCGGGATCGCGACCGCGTAGACCTGCCACCGCGAGCCGGGACAGAACCGGTCCTCCCAAGACTCATGGATGACATCGGCGAGCTCCGCGTCGTGCCCCTGTCCGTGCTCATCGCGGTACTCAACGAGGATCGTCTGCCCGCCGTCCGCGTCGTCCGCACGCAGGGTCACTCGTGCTGTCCGCGGGGTGCGGTCGAGCGCGGGCAAGGGACCGCGGGTGGCTCGGAACATCCGGACGAACGTCGGGATCATCAGCACGACGCAGAGCGCGCCGATCCCGATGACGGTCCACATGAGCACCCTTCCCCATCCCTGGAAGCTCGCGACCAGCACCAGGACCGCGAAGAGACCGCATCCGGTGAACACGACGGCTGGGATCGCCCAGTCGTGACGGACGAGGAACGGCACCTCCGGCCCCGAGCCGACGAGCAGCCTCTCCGCGACCCGTTCGAGCAGCGACTCCTTACGATCCTTTGTGCTCATGAGCGTTCCACCTCCGTATCCGGCCAGCCGGCGAACTGCTCGTCTGCGAGATCCTCCGGGTCGAGGGTGTTGTGGCGGAAGCTGATTCGTCGCCCGACCCAGGTCTCGTCGGGTGTGTCCGAGCTGCCGGATCCGCTGTCGGTGCTCCAGTCCACGTGCCTTCGGATCGTACCCCCGTCCGGGAGCGCGGCGGTCACGGCGAGTGCGTAGAAGGTCGTGGGAGAGCCTTCCCCGTCGGTTCCCTCCCACGAGCGAACAGCGTCGATCACGCCGACGGAGCTATATCCGTCGGCGAACTTCGCCTGGGAGAGGCGGGTCTCGACGGCGCTGTTCAGGAAGACGCTGGTCACCGTCACCCCGAGGGTGATCCCGAGCACCCAGAGGAAGATGGTCGAGTCACCGGCGTCGGGGGCCCAGAACCAGATGGCGAGCACAACCCTCGTCAGGGCCATCAGCAGGAACAGAATCATTCCGGTGAGCAGGATGCCGTTCGTGAGGTCTTCGAGCCGGGAGAGACGGCGGATCCGTGCCCGGGTCTCGGGCGTCTTCGCCCGAGCAACCCAGTACTCGACGTACTCGTCGCTCATGAGCGGCCTGCGTTCGTCTCGTCTGCCCAGCCGTCGAAGCGGACGTCCCGCAGATCGTCGGGATCGAGGGTGTTGTGGCGGAACCGGATGGTGCGGCCGACCCACCGCCGAGGGATGGGCCAACTGATGTTGTCCTCGCCCCAGTCGAGCCTGCGACGCACCAATGTGCCGTCGGGGAGCTCTGCGCTGATGAGCAACTCGTAGGTGGCCTGCTCATCCCCACCGCCCGGATGGGTAATGACCTCGTCGACACGCCCGACTGCCGACTGTCCGTCGGCGTAAAGCGCCGTCAACCGCCGGTCGCTGGCATACGACCCGAACCAGGCTCCTGCGAGCAGGAACAGCGACGCGGCCCCGATGGACCCGATGAGCCACCACAGCCACGGGGCGTCGCCGTGGATGGCGTCCCAGACGCCGAGACCCACCCCGACAAGCGGGGCCCCGAGCGCACAGATCCCACCAATGACCAGGAGACACACCGACACGGACTCCCAACGCGACCAACGCCGGATCTCCGCGCGAGTCTCTGGAGTGCGAGCCCGCGCCATCCACCGCCTGGTCTGCCGGCTGGGCCCGGTGAGGTTCCGCAGCGTGATGATCCGACGGCCGCTCATGACGCGCTCCTTCTCGCTGCCTTCCGGTGGAGCGTGCGGCGGATCTTTGCGAGTCTCTTCGGTACCGGCACAGGTGTGACGATCACGTCGCGCTCGTCCTCTTGCGGTTGGGTGATGAGCATCCACTGGTGCTCGGTGGTGTCTCCGGCGATCGTTGAGACGGGGAGATGCAGGATGAAGTACCCACCCTTGGCCTGCGGACCGAACAGCGTCTCCGAGGAGATCGGCTTGGAGCCCGAAGGCGGCAGTCCTGCCTGAAAGAGCCACAGCTCGAACGCGGCGTGAATCGTCGCAGCCTGTCCGTCATCGAGGCGGTGGTCGAGGGCGATGTACGTCGCCCAGCGAGCCTCACCGTCGTCGTAGTCGATGCAGGCGCGATGGATCGAGTGCGCGACGCCGTGCCCGTAGACCCACGCGTTCTCGACACGCAGATCCCTCAGCGCACTGAGCCGCAGCAGCAGAACCCCGACGGCGATGAGCAGCCATACGGTGACGCCGATCCATGCGAGCCACGGCACCCAAGCCAGCCACGTATCACGGCTCGCACCATTTGCCGTGATGCTCCAGCCAGCACCCGTCGGGTCGGTGATCATCTGGTAGATCAGGAAACCGATGACAGCGAGGGGAAGGAACACCCAGAACACGGGCGCGTACACGAGCTCGGTGCGCCGCAGATCCTCGCTGCCGGCCCATCGGCTAATCTCGTCGACCGACTCCGGACGCGGAACGTCGTGAGAGCGATCGAGGGTGGTCGGCATCGATGCGCTCGCGCTCGCCCATATCACTGAGTGATCGCTGGGGGTCGCCATCCCCGGGCTGTGCTGCGGCATGTGTCCGCCCCTCCCGTCAGGTCAGGGATCGCCATAGTGTGGTGCGGTTCTGTGTCGTCCCGACCAGTGCTCACCGCCGTCCGCGGGGTGCGTAACGTCCCTTCTCTTCTCTATCCACACTGTCCCATGACGCGTGCTACCGATCACAAGGAGAAGCGTTTTCGGGGAGCGCGCAATTCGTCTCGAGCTCGACGCGGTTTCCCCGGAATCGAAGCATCCGGCCCGAGCTGGCGTTTCAGTGGCCTCGGAAACCGACGCGTGGCGCCTCACGTGAGTTACAGCCTCAGCCGTTCCTTACTTCCCGATCGGCGCGTAGCTGCCAGATGGCCAGATTCGCGCTTCCGAGCACCCACCCCAGAAACGAGAAAACCACCCGCTATCAGGTGGTTTTATGGTGGCCAGGGCCGGGATCGAACCGGCGACCTTCCGCTTTTCAGGCGGACGCTCGTACCAACTGAGCTACCTGGCCGGACGGCAGACCCAACTACTTACTGCCTCGCCGTACTGGCGACCCTGACGGGACTCGAACCCGCGACCTCCGCCGTGACAGGGCGGCGCGCTAACCAACTGCGCCACAGGGCCTTACTCTGCTCCCAGTATGACTGGTTGCGTACCCCCAACGGGATTCGAACCCGTGCTACCGCCGTGAAAGGGCGGCGTCCTAGGCCACTAGACGATGGGGGCCCGTTCCGAATCTCTCCGGGGTACCCACAACGCGTGTCGCGTTGGGAGCTCGCCCAGCTTAGGGCACAACTGCCTCAGAACCCAAACCGGATAACCTCGGTGCTCGCGCGCACACTCGACCAGTATCCTGTCTCGGCACGCCCCTATAGCTCAGTTGGTAGAGCTACGGACTTTTAATCCGCAACTACCTTCCAGATAGGAAGCCATCAACGCAGGTTAACGGCTTTTAGAGCGTAGCAGTGTTGCGAGTCTCATCACAACTCTCATCTATCGCTATCATCTATGCAGCTAGGGCGCGGTTTTATACACAGATCGACACGCCCGAGTCAAGGATGGGACCGTGAGAACTTTATGAGAAAAACTCTTAAAGTTTGGGAGTGTTCCCCCATCTGGATAGCGTCTTAATTGGACAGTCGCGGCACGCGGCGTACCCGGCAGACACATCGTGGCTGACGGCCTAGCGCACCGGCTGGGGCGCGCAATCAGTAAACGAAACCCCGCGCACAAACACACGCGTCCAATCCCAACTGAGAAAACATTCAAATTCTCATCCCGGATACAAAAGCAACCACCTGCAAAACAGTAGATAAGTCGCAAACAAAACCGGTAGTCACCAAGTCAGGTATGTCACTTGACAAAGCTCGCATGAGAGTGATTAGCATGTACACGCCACGTACAAACGGCCACCAACCGGAAGGAAAACCAACATGGCACGCAAGACCATCATCGAATACGTAGACGACACTGACGACACCCGTTCGGCAGACGAAACGGTTGAATTCGGTATCGACGGCGTAACCTACGAAATCGACCTGGCCACCGTAAACGCCGACAAACTGCGCGCGGACATCAACAAGTGGATAGAAAGCGCGCGACGCGTGAGTGGCCGCAGCCGACGCGGAAATGGGCGGCGGTCCACTCCTAAGATCGACAGGGAACAAACCGCAGCCATTCGTGAATGGGCATCAAAGAACGGGCACAAGGTATCCACACGTGGGCGCGTACCTAGCGGCATCGTTGACGCATACAACGCCGCGAGCGGTGCTCAGGTCACGGCTGAAATCACCGACAAACTCAATGGTCTAGCTGACGAAAAGCCGCCAGCGCGGACACGTCGAACCAAGGCCACCGCCAATGCGGGCGGGGAGGCTAAAGACTCCTAACTAATGGGTTGGTTAGGTGGTTGAAAGGGTAAGGCTGGGAGTCCCCGAACGCTCTCAGCCTTACCCCCAACCAGAAATAAGGGGGGGAACATGAAACCGGTAATTGTTGGCGAGATTGGATCAACTGCTCACGGCCTCGGTACAGCCGAGTCGGATCACGACTACATGGGCATCTATCTCGACCCACCCACAGCCCTACTAGGTAACAAACCCGAGCTTGGCGCGGTAAGAGACCGGGACAAGGACGAAGGCGTCAAATCGGAGGCCGGAGATTCCGAGACCACCTATTACGGGCTACGCAAATACGTAAAGCTGGTCACCGAGGGAAACCCGACAGTGATGACCCTGTTGTTCACGCCGGTTCTTAAAGTCAAAGACTCAATCGGACTACAGAACGTCCGCGATATGTTCCTGTCTCGGAAACTCGCTGCTCGACACATCGGCTATGCGGACAGCATGCGAGCGCGGCTAACTGGCGAGCGCGCCCCACGCACCAATCGTCCAGAACTCGTCGCCAAGCATGGCTACGACACTAAGGCCGCGTTCCACGCCCTACGGCTGCTCATCCAAGGCCACGAAATGCTCACCAAGCAGACGATGACCATGCCCATGGAGCACGACGAACGTCACTATCTACTAGACATTCGGAACGGTCTTGTGCCCGAGCCGACCGTTCTCCGCAGCATCGACACGTATCGGGCGCGCATCGTCGCAGCTGAATCAAGATCGCCATTGCCGCCCGAACCTGACTACGACAAGATCAACTCCTGGCTGATCACAGCCCACGCCCAACACTGGTCAGGAGAACCATGAGCCCCCGCGTCTTCATTGGCATCGTCGGAGCAATCCTCTTAGGCGTCGGGATATCTCTTGCTTGGTACGGCACCTCTGTCACAGCTGCCGGCCGAACCATTGAATGTGGAACCATCCGCCACCCGGACACTCCGGGCTCATGGGAAGCGCATATGAAGTCGCGTCAAAGTGACCCCACGCCAACGGATTACCGGGCGTTGTGCGCAGAGAAACGGGAGACTGTCAAATTCTTTATGTTCGGGTTAGCCGCGATTGGAGCCCTGACGGTCGTCGGTGCGGTGTTCGTCAGAAAGGCAGAACCCGTGAATATTGAGTGAACGCCCAGTTAGATCCAGTGGGCCAGGAAGGCGACCAAACCAAACCCGGCCCACTGGTAGTACCCAACCAACCACGGTGGTACCTGCGTTTGACGGTACCTCATTTTGCTGCGCTTGCAATCGGGATCGTGGCAGTGTTCTCCCCCACAGGCCCCGTCTGGCCTAAGCCACCGCCACCTCCGGCGAACTGCCCTGGCCACCCCACGAAGGTGGACCCGAGGTGTGAGCGGTCCGGCGCTAACTGGCAGAAACCCACCACTCAGTGACTTAGCTAAGCCCTTATTGCGCTAACCGTAGCCCTTACTGGTCACTACACGTATAGTCCACGGTAATCAGTTCCGCAGGGAAGGGCGGCAAATCGTGGGCGGTGTGATTAAGGCTGACTTGGACGCCTTAGATCGGCTCGGTAAGCAAATCGATGCCTTGGCCGTTGAGCTGCGCGCCGACATCCCAACCGGCGGCGCGGCCTCCCCTGGCGCGAGCCCAGCCCTGGTAGCTCTACAAGCACTAGCTACCGAAGTTTTGCCTAACGTCGGTCATGCCTTTGTGGGGTGGATGGGGGCGTTCAACGATGTGCGGGGCGCGTTCCTGTCCGGTGCTATCGAGACCGAGGAACACGGCATGGCCGTGATGCGTTCGATTGGCAACATGTCCCAGCATCCGACACCACGCGGCTAAGGGTCTGCGAATGTCGGGGCCTCAGAAGTCGGTCATTCTCGGGATCGAACCGGGCTCGTATCGGCCTCTGCTGGATGCCGTGCACGCCATGGCTACCAAGTACGAACAGCACGTCTCGACGTTCAAGGGCTATGTCGAGAAGCCCGGTGGCACCGCATGGGAAGGGCAGACCGCCGAAGCGGGCCAGGCCAATGCCGGTGATGGTTGGAAAGTCGCGGCCCGGATTCAGGACTTAGACACCAAGTTTCAAACAACTGCTGGTATGGCTGTGGATCACACGATTGTGCCGGAGTTGATCAACTGCCAGCAGATGATTCATAACGCGGAATCCCAGCGCGATAAAGGGGTCACGCTCACCGAGGATCTGGTGATGGGCTACAACCCCCCACCGGGGACAAGTGAGAAGCTGGCCGAAGAGAACGCCCAACTCGTCAAGGTCAGAGGCGAGGAACTTAAGGAATCCGCCCGCAAATGGCATGAGGCCGAGCAAGAGGTTAAGCGCCTGGCCGAAGGCGTGATGCGCGATATTGAGAACGAAGTCAACGGTGCGGCAGGCACTTTCGATATCGGCAAGGCGGTTAAGGACACCGCACCCGGTAAGCGTGACGCGGTGCAGGACGGGAATTTCTATAAGGACTGGTACCCCAAGAAGACCGATCCGGCCTCGGTTGATTCTGGTGCGGGGACGCTGGCGGATTCGGTGGACCGCATCAAGAATCCGCCGACAACCCCGACCGCTGCCACTGCTCCGGTTGATCCGAATGCCCCGCAGTATGGCCCGTTCGCCAAGGACGCTATCGACAAAACGAAGTTGGGTGGTATCGGGGAAAGCCTTACGTACATCAACCGTAACGACAAGCCACCGGAAGAGCACAAGCCATCGGCTGCTGAGCGTTTCAAGTCCGACATTTCCGAGGGCATCGATAAGGGTGTCGATAAGTTGATCGCGCCGATCACCGATCTACGGGACCGTCTCGGGTTGGGCGACAAGGGCTTTTGGGAGGCCAATGAAGAGGCCGGAAGGCGCGAATGGGAGTCCTTCAAACACCAAGTGACCACCCCGCCGATTGTCGATATCGCCCAGGAGGTCAAGCACAACATCGACAACCCCGGCAATTACGTCGGGGAAAGACTGGTAGAGGGCGGTGCGCTAATGGCAGGCGGTCCCGAGGGACTGTTGCCGCGCGCTGGACTTGAAGGGTCTGCCGCACATCTAGGCAGCATGCACCCAGACCTTCCGGCCCCTGGCGCACTTCACGACACACCAGCACCCGCACACACCGCAGAACCCCCACCCGGCGCAACCCACCCCGCACCCGTCGCGGATCACCCAGCACCCGCAGGCGGTGACCATTCCACTCTGAATCACGTCAACACCGAATCAGGTGGTACCGGCGCATGGAACCAGGAACTCAACAAACCAGCGCCAAACACTCATTACAACGTCGATAACCGATTTGAATACACGACAGACCATTTGGCTCGGCAGCACGAAATGGACGCCAAACTCGGATTAGACGGCGCTAGCGACCGGAACGGTTATCAGCAGCGCATATCCGGTGGTGACGACCGGCTACCCGGTGACCATGGCGGGCACATATTCGGGTCGCAATTCGGTGGTCCCGGCGAAGCGATAAACCTTGTACCGATGCAAGACAAGCTCAACCTTGTTGGTTACGCAGGTTTAGAGAATGAGTGGAAAACACTATTACAGCAAGGTAGGCAGGTAGAGGTTCACGTCGATATAGAGTATCCTGGTGATTCAAGAAGGCCAGAATCGTACTATGTAGAAACGTATGTCGATGGTAAGCTCTACAGCACGCGAGACTTTGATAACAACTAAGGAGGCATTCAGTGACCGATGAACCTCCGTATCTTGTTCGGACCGCTCGCATCCAAGAGGACGCCGGTAAACTCCTTTACTATATGCCGCCCGAAGACGGTTGGACGTCACGAACGCTGGAATACCGTAAGGTAGGCCCCGTTGGCGAGGCTGTAATTACCAGCGCGTTCGCGGACGGTACAACAGAATCCCTCCCGGTTCCCCGTGAACTTATCCGCGTGATGAAAGATCTGCGTCATGAGATGGCCGAACAAGGCAAGGGCGCGTGGCTGTCAACCGTAATGAGAGTTGACAATAAGGGGCAAATGAATTGCTCGTACAACTACGACGAGAAACCGACTTGGCTCGCTCCGATCGAGGACAAAGCTTACGTCATGGACTTAGAGAAATACCCTCGGCCAGACGAAGCGATACCCCCATGGTTGCGACAGCTGATTAACGGTTAGATACAAAAAAATCGGGCGGGCTAGTGCACCCCTGGGGAAACCAAGAGGGGAAACACTAACCCGCCCGAAATCTTTCCTAAGCCGCCGTCACATCTTTAGCGTCGCTTAAGCTGATCAACCGTTTAATATGGTCAATCCTAAAACCACTCCAACTCCACGTAGCCTCATCGCCACAATCAACCACCACCACCGGAAAACTCAAATGCCCATCAGCCTTAAACGCTGAAATCTGCGCATCCGTCGCCGTCACCGACCTGTAGGGAACCCCCTTAGAATCCAACTGGACCTTAGTAAGGCGGCAGCCCTGACATGGGGCGTCCGGTGAATAAATAGTTACCTCCAAAGCTCAAGTTCCTTTTCTAGCCCACGCTCCCGCATCCACCGATCACGGAACGTAAGAAAAGGCAAGTGAGGCTCAAAAGTCCATCCATTAGCAGCCGCCAAAAGCTCATGCCTGTGATGCCATTCCTGGTCCGCGAGCATGTACGCGAAATAACACTCATCCCGATACAACAATGACCTGACTTGGCCGTCTAGGTATCCCACCTGACGGCGCAAACCATCCGCCTCTGCCTTAGAGATAGCGCGCCGGGACCGGATGAACTTCCCAACCGGCCCAAGCGCACTACTAACAGAGTCAAAGGTCAAAACCAGGAAACGGACACACACGTAAATGCCGAACAGCAGAGCCGCAACCAACGTGAGCGTCGGCCAATTCTCAGATAGCAGCCTCGCCCAATCCGCTTCCAAACCTCACCTCCCTACTGAATATCGTCAGTAGAATCGATCAAGTCAGCAACACTCGGATTGGTCAGATACAGATGCAGCGCCTTAACCGCCAAACCCACCGCAGCCAGCGCGCCCGCCAGCTGCGCAGGCAACCCGGCGGGGACCGCAGCCACCAGAACCGTTAGCGCCCCGAGCACAACCACCGCAGTCTTACGCAACTCTGACGGCTTCCGACCAAATACCTTCATCTACTCCCCCTTATCGTCATCCTTAACCTGCGAGCGCCGCGAACGAACACCCGCCTTATCGGCCACCGCCTCAAAAATCGGTGCCGAATACTCCGTCAGCCCCTCAGCGACCTTGCCCGCAGCGACACTCGACCCGCCCCCATCAACCTTGATTTGGAACTTTGCGGCTGAATGCAACCGCACCCCGCCAATCGCCAACTTTGCCGCAGCCAGCGTGTGCAGCCAGCTCGCACTACCGACCGACACCACCACGGAAATACTCTTGAGCTTCCCGTTATCGGCGGCATGCTTAGCCCATGCATAGTTGAAGCGAAAATGCTTGTCTACCTTCCCATCTGCAACAGCTAGCAGCGTCACCCTGTCGCTAGTGAACGAATCATCCAGCGTCTTAATCTGCTGGTCATAAATCAACAAAACAAGTTCCCCCTAGTTAGGCCGCAAGCATCCTCGCGGCATCAGCGTTCAACGTATTAATTACGTGCTGCACTGCTGTGAGCCCCGGCAACACCTCAAGCTCCCCGTAACGGACGTGCGCGTTAGTAACAGCGAACTTGGCCAGCCGAAACAACGCATCAATCAACCCGATCCCCCCTGTAACCGGATCGCTAAACAGTTTCATCAACTGGCGCATAAGCGATGGGTCACCCGTCAGGGCCGAGATGATGTCCCGGCCAGGGTCATGGATCTGCATCTTGGTTAGCGCCTTGTAGACCGCCCGCATGTTTGTACCGCCCTCGGTGTTGTCTGGGGTCGTGCAATACATGTCGCCGTCCAACGCGTAGTCCAGCATCTTCACAGAAGCCGGAACCGTGAACCGGATACCCGATATCCCGGAACCGCCCGGATCGCGGCCCACGCACACGCCTGGCTGCCGCGCAGGGTCACCGAATGCGACGTACCAGAGGCAGTCCTTAAGACGGCCCGCTAGCCGGCCACCGATCAACTCAATAAGCACCCGAGCCACCACCTCGGCCCCCTGGCTGTACCCGCACAACGCGAAACGGCCCGGCGTAATTTCGATAAGCCGAACCAGCTCCTCGACACCAACCGCTACCGACTCCTCGTATGAAGGCGCGGGACCACCACCGACAGGCCCGAATGACGCCGGATAGTTGACCGGCTGCCAGAACCAGTAAGCCTTATCCAGGCCGTTGGCCACATCCGCCGGAAAGCCTGACCACATATCTGCCCAAGTACCGGCAACAGTGAACAACGTGAGCGGGCCACGCTTAGGAGGCGGTGGTGACGGCACCACATACGAGCCCAAGCGGATACGGATCGCCAAGTTCGCAACCGCATCACCTTTAGGGTCAAACACAATCGGCAGTCCGACACGTCGACAAAACTCACTGATCGCCCAGGCCGTCGCCGTTGTGTAGGTGTCACCCAACTCGACGCCAGCGGTACGCGCCCACTGGTACTTGTCGTGCAACTTCTTATTGATCGCCTCGACCTCAACGCCCTTATCCCCGACGCCATAGCCGATCCAATTACCGTTAGCATCTTTCATTACGCCGCCGCCTTAAGGTCTGCGACCGCATCAACAAGCGAAAGATTCTCGCCCGCAGCGTTTTTGCCCAGCTGCGGCCAACCCTTACCCTCCGGCCCGCGCAGCTGCTCCCAAATCTCGCGGATCATCACATCGGTAGGCGGGTAACTGAATCCTGGTGTGGCCGTATCGTTTCCGGCGTACTTGTTCACAGCTGCCTCAAACACATCCCACGGGAAACCATCACCGACGTCGGTATGCGAGCCCCATTTAAGAACCTGAGTCACATACCGGTGATCGGAGATTCCAGCCCCCGCCTTATACGGAGGCTTAATTACCGTGGCGGGAATCCCATACTTGCGGCAGTCTTGCACAGCCAGGTATGCGGCAACATCAATAGCCTTACCTGCATTTTTCAACCACTCGGCGCGGGTCCATTTCGCATAAGAACCCGCAAAGCAATAATTGATAGAACGGTTATTACCATTACCAACTGACCAGGACGCCAAATCGGTATCCACGCAGTCAACCACTGTGGTGCCGCCATCCGATGCCTGACTTAGCACATTGTGGTAAGAGACCGGATTAGCACCCCCCTCTGTGCTGCGAATATATTTGGCAAGGTTATCGGCTGCATCATCACCGCCACCACCCTCTTGCGTGTGCAAAAGGATCAGATCAATTTTTGTATTGCCGCGACTCTGGTTATTCTTAGTCCAGTTCGCGTACTCATTAAAGTCTGGCCTATCGACCAAAACATCCCCCTCTAGCCTGTTAAATAGCGCGACAGCCTCAGTGAAACGCTGGTCATAACGCTCAGGAAAGTCCGACTGTTGAACCTGCTGCGCGAAACTCCCCGGCGACCGTGACGCATCGTTATAAGGCAACTTCGCAAGCCGATCAAAGAACAACCCCGCCGATAGAGTCGGATTCATACACGTAGCACAATCCGCCCACCACCAGCCATAAGGCCCCATCACAATCTGCTGCTGGAACAGCCCCACCGAATAACCATCGTCACCCACCGCATCATGCGGATAATTGAATGACTCCAGCACCTTCCCATTCGCCCACATCTTTAACGCAGACTCAACTATCGCCGTCGCCAAACCAATCTGAATACCGCGCGCAGTAATCCCTCTACGCTTGCCCTCCGCGATAATTGCGCGGGCATAATCATCCCTAGACGCCATCCTTAGCCTCCCAAGCGGTAGGCTCAACACCCGGCGACAACAAAGCCGTATTCCAAGACAAGCCCGTATAGCGGAAACCCTCGCCATGTGGCACAAGGTTGTCCGTATCCGTCCACGAAATGACCGGCGTCAAAGCCGTACCCTTATAGCAAGCAATCGTGTTAGACAAAAAGTTGTACTTAACCGAATAAACCTCACCATTAGCGGTGGTGTTATTTACCGGATCGCCCCGATAATCCCAGCCAAGCGGCCCCTTGCCAGTAATAACATGCAGCTTGTTGTTAATAACGCCAGTCTCAAACTGGATACCCAAATAATTCTCAAGTGCATAGTCGCCGCAGACAATCACGTTCAACTTACCGGCACCAACATTCAGCACCTTAAGGTTGATCGTCACAGAATCCATACTCATAGGCCAACGCCACCGAGCACACGCCGACGTAAACAGCGAATAATTCGGACCCATCGAAGGATCTTGCGAAATCAACTCATGTGTATGAATGCCAAGTGACCCCAAGCCATTTCCAAGTGGCTGCCACATCGGCCCGATATACTTACCCCTGAAATCTGCCGTGTACTGACGTGCCGCGTCCTCCGGCGAAATAACCTTAGACAACGGATAGCGCGATTCCTTACGAACAACAATCCCGTACCTAAGCTTATGGACACGCCCATCCGGGTACGTCACCAAAATATCGAAACGCGTCCCATGCGGAAGCCCTTTGACCGCAGGCTCGTCCTCTGTAAAAGCAACTCCCGTAGCACCTATCCGGCCCTCAAACTGAGCCAAGACGGCCCCCACATCATCAGTAAAGACAAGCTGCGCTTCCGTTCCCAGCGGATACTTACCGCGCAACTGCCATTCGGGAATATCCAAACCAGACCCCGCCGACAAGCAAATAGTGTCCAGCGTAGGGTCAAATCCCAACACCTAATAACCCCCCTACGGCAATTAGACAGAGACGCCAGTAAGTCCCTCCGGCACCTCAATAAAACGGTCATCCTCGGCCACAGTCGAAAAACGCGACATAGCGTCAACAGACACCTTGTAAACAATTCCGTCCACAACAACTCCCCTGTCTTCAAAGGCGACAGTGGTAATACGGCTCTGCTCATCCACCACCGCGAAACGGCTGTCGGGCAGAACGGCCACAAGGCGAGACGCACTTGGTACATCAACAATCTCGCGTGGCCTGCCATCTTGAACCCACGTGGACGCCACAACGGCAAGGTCGGCAGCTGCCGCCAAGACCGCAGCTAGCGAGGCCGAAAAGGCAGCCGAAACCCCGAAGTCCGCAGAGGCGAGCCGGTTAACGACGGCTGCCGCTGTCAATGCAGCAGACACCGTTAGGTTCGTGTCCCCCACAGCACCAGAGGTCGCTTGCGGGTTAAGTCCGACTGCGACGTTCAGCGCCGCTGAACCATGCGTAGTGCGCCGAGCATCGGCGGACATGAAAGCCATCACGGCCAAGTCAGCCGACACCCGCGCAGACCGCTCCGCAGCCGCCGTGAACATCGCGGAAATCGGCAGCACCGCAGACCCCGACAAACCATTTGAGAGAGCTGCCGAAAGCACCGCCGACACCGCCAGCCCAGCACCAAATGACTGGCCCAGCGACACGGCAACCTGTGGAACCATCGTCACAGCCAAATCACCAACCAGAATCTTCGTCTTGGTGGTGTCAACATCTGTCGATACAGAGACAGCCAAATCCGCTGACCCGTAGGTAGTTCGGAAAGCCGAGCCGCCAAGCACAGTGTTTACGAACAGCGCAGACATAGCCTTGTGGTTATTCGTCGGCGTCATAGTGGGCGAAGCCGTCACACTCACATCCGCGCCCATTGACTGCCCCCGCGAACACCTAGCCGCCACCACAGCTGTAACCGCCAAGCTGGCGTTAGCAGTCCACGCAATCGGCGCATACCAAGCGTAAAACCACACCCGGCCTGCCCCGCCAGGACGACCCGGCTTTGTGCCGATGGTGAAAATGCCTCCAGTGCCGGGACCGCCGCCACCACCAGGCGCACTGCCATCGGTATTGGCGGACGCCGAGCCGCCACCTGCATACGAATTCCCGTTGTACGCAATGTCTCCCGGCGACTCGCCAGGTGTGTCTTTTCCATTACCCGCATAAGCGCCAGCCCCGCCAGCGCCACCAGCAGCGGTAGTCGTCGCCCCATTGAACGTCGCAGTAGAAGCGCCACCAGGGCCGCCCGCCTTCTCGATAGGCCCAGCCGAGCCACTGCCTCCCACAACCCAATCAACATTCGGAACCGCCCACGAACCGCCATCTGGACGCACCAAAGTGACTGTCTGCCAAGTACCTTTCTTGCCGCCCTCTCCAGTAGTGTTCTGACCTCCGTCACCGCCACCACCGCCACCGCCACCACCGAGCAAGATCACGTCAACCCGATTCGCCTCGGGTGGCAGTGCATATGAACCGGAGCCAGACGTATAAGTAGTCAGCCCCAACGCCACTTACGCCGCCAAAGGCCCCAACGTCACACCCGCAGAAACAAGCGTCAACGTGTCCGTCGCAACCACATTGCGAGGCGCAGCCAACGGGGCAGACCACAGAAAATTCCCCGCCGTCGCATCATCCCAGAACGACACATACTTAATCGTCTCCGTCGCCGTCATCGTGAATTGCGGATTGGTACCAGTAAGCACGATCGCACCATTCGCAGCGGGCGAGTACGCTACCTGAATCCGGGTTGCAACAACCGATGCATTCGCAGTCCCGTTAGGACCCGGATCATCCAAATGCAACTTGGCATAGATCCCCGGCGGTGGCGCAAAGGCCGCACCCCTAAGAATGTTTAGCCATTTATTAGCCAAGTTAACAGCACTCAAGCCGCTAGCCATAAATACCCCTATTCAATTGTTATTTAATTATGAAACGAAAGCTACGGCTTTATATTGCCATTAGCATCTCTGACCTCGGCCTCAGCCCAAGTCGCAACCTGTAAAACGATCTCATCATTCTGATTCTCTGCCATTACATGTCCTTACAGTCAATAACAAAAGACCGGTCATCCTGGCGCCCGCCAGCCGTCGTCACATGAACCGTGACTTGGTAAGACGAGCCCGCGACACCGCCCGACAACCAAACTGTCACCTGGGAACCTGCGAAAGAAACAGAATCCACTTTCAAAGCGCCAGTCGGCGTAACAGTAGCCGCGACCTCAGAAATAGAGTCGCCCATTTTCGTAAGCCACGGCCCCCAATCCACGGTCCAATCCAAGACCGCCTGCGGATCTTTCTTAAACTTCCCCAAGGTCGCTACAAGCGCCACCTAAGCCCCCAATCTAAAACAACCCAAGCCAGCGACGAACTCGCGTCTTAACAAGCCACCAGCTCACAGACAACCTCACCCGCAATTCATAAATTCGGTTCACCGGTCCTCCCAGTCCGCAACCTCATCAAACGAGCCATAGTGCCCGCCATTATCAATAGTCATTACCGCCCACGACATAGGCCCTGAACCGTTTTCACGCTTGATAGCAACCGCCGAACCACAAGCCTTAACAGCCCCACGCATATATACGTCCTCGGCCACCTACTCCCCCTTAAGCGAATAACCGAGCGATGCCAACGCGGCTTCGTGACTATCAGCCGCGACACGCGCAATAGGCGTTAGTCCATTAGTAGGATCACCGTCCGCATCCACAACCTCCGCGTCAACGTTGGACAAAAACACATCAACATTCGGCGGCAAGTGCGATGCCGCAACGGGCACCGTTAGACCCAACGTCTTCTTAAGCGTCCCAACAGAATCCAACGTAGGCTTGGTGACAAGCAAATACTTGCCGTCCGAGCACTTGTAGTGATTCGTCGTAGGACAGAACTGCGCCAACATTCGCGCCACCAATTCAGCCGTAGCCATCAAACCCCTTTACCTGTAGAACAACCACACAACCCCGGCAGCACCAGGGCCACCAGGCCCTTGATTGCCATTGCCATACGTCGCGTTCATTCCGCGCCCGCCACCGGCACCGCCACCACCACCGGGATAACCGCCAGGACCGCCACGGCCACCGTTACCGGCCCGCTGAAATGCCGCACCACCGCCGCCACGGCCACCGCCACCGCCACCGCCGCCGCCACACTTGGTCAGCGCACCAGCCGAAACGTTCCCGCCCGCGCCGCCATCGCCGCCACTATTGGCGTCCTTACCCGCAGCACCAGCCGTTCCACCCGCCGCCGCGGTGCTCGGCGCACCCGGACCACCTGGAGTCTCCTCGCGACCACCAATGGTGTTGCCGCCAGCGGCACCAAACCCGCCACTTCCCGGCTGAGACGCAGTACCGGCATACCCGAATGTCGTTGCGGTACCACCCGACGAACCGTGTGGACCCGATTCGACAATCACGGCCCCCGTATGAGAACCGTTGGCCACCCGCACATACGAACGGTTCCCCGCCGTGCCAACCTGCACATCAAACGCTGCCGGGAGGTCGGCAACCACCAATTGCTGAACAATGTAAGAGCCATGCAGACCGCCAGGCGACCCCGGCCCCTGAGGCCCATCGACACCCTCGGGACCGTTCTGGCCACCGCCAATCAACACGGCGACCATCTCGGTACATTGCGGCTTAGCCCAGTTCACCTCCGACGACGTAAACGTCCTCACGGTGTAGCCGTTGACTACCGCATCCTTAATCGCCTGAATTGTGTACTGGACCTCTTGCGGGGTGCCCGTACCGCCACCGCCGAACCAGCCGTCAAACAAACCCTTAATGACTGAGCCGAGGTCAGCGCCAACCTTCGTCAATCCGTCAACAAGATTGGAAAGAGCATTCGCAAGCCCAGCGACCATCGACTGCGCAAACTGACCAGAGACGATCTTTGACGCATCCAGGCCCGGAATCACAGCAGCCGCCAACAGGCCAATAACCTTGCCCGCGTCCAAATGCGATGCAGCAGTCAACAACTGACCAATCCAGTCAATCACCTGGTGATCAGTCGAACCAGTAATACCCGTCAGCGCATCCCGCAGCCAGCCCAACCCCAAGAATGAATCGACCGCCTTCTCAAACGCCGTCGCAAGGTCATTCCAACGCTGAGTCACAAACGCGGCAAGCTCAGCTAGGCCGCCCGACTGCCCCGTAATCGCCTTAGTAATAAGCGTGATGAACTGTCCAAGATCCCGAAACCCGTGCAAGATATTGGTGAAGAACGTCAAAGATGCCTGCTGCCAAGATGTTTCACTCTGAACTTGGTTGCGGTAGTAGTCTGTGACGTTATCCCGCGTCCGCCCCGCCAAACTCGACAAATCGGGGGCATTCCCCTTGCCATCAACCCAATTAGCAAGCCAGCCGCCAGCATCCAAACCGGCAACACCGCTGGGCATAGTCATTAGAGATCCCCCCTCTCCAAACGCTCACGCGCGGCGCTAAGCCGCGAGACGCTATCCAGCAGTCGCCCCTCGAACTCCTTAATCGCCTTCTCGTGATCCCCTGGCTGCACCGCCGCCACCTCGGCCGCAATCGCCGGAAACTGATCAACAGCCATCGCGGCCACGTCCGCAACAACCTCTTCCGGACGCGAATCCGAAAGCCGCCCAACAGAAAAGTTGTTAAGCGGCCCCCCTGCCTGCTCAATCCACTTCGTCTGCTTGTCCGCATGAAACCGGCACCCGAAATCCCACAACATCTGAGAAAGCGCCGGCCAACACGGTGACGGCACTAGTGGCTGATTAGGGAACTTGCCCCCGCCCCCTCGCGGATCGGGAATACCCGCCGCGAACATCCACGCGAAAGCCTCCTGTGGATCATCCATATCGGACTCTGCCTGAGTCTTAGCCATTAAATTGTTTCCCCCATTTACTTAACTCTGAACCAGATGGACACCCACGTTGTTCAGAGCCTCACTCATCTTTTTAGCCAAGCGAGCCATACGCTCACCGACAGACATAGCGCGATCAGACTTACCGGCTTTCAACACCCACGAAAGTGGATGCTTACCGTCCGAGTGATCCCACGCCGCCGTCATTTCCTCCAATTGGTTAACCCAAATAATGTGCTCAATTCCCTTAGACTGAACAGTTGAACCGAGCCGCTGCCCAATATCGATATGCAGACCGGGAATAATCCACGAGTCATGCAGCGCCATTAGATGCGTAGTCTCGGAACGGCCCACAAGGAACCCGCCTCGCAGCGCAGCAAGCGCCGACAGAGACCAAGAGTTATTCTCAGCGCCTTGCTGGTACAGCTCCATGTAATGAACCCAGCCAAGCTGAGTCGCACGGCCAGTGTTTTTCCATTCAAGCCACGCCGCAATGGTGCCGACAATGAATGGCATAATCACATCGGCCGCGATATTTCCTGCACTAGAGAAGCCGCCAAGCAAGAAATAACCGAGCAGATTCCCAACAGTTTCGATCACTAGTTTCGCGATAGCATCTGCCGCCGGATTATCGCCACCAACAACAACCGATACGTTCTTTGCAGGCCCCCACGACAAATCGCTCGACTCGATAGGCGTCCACTCGTTATCGCGAACAACCAACCAAGGCATTTTCGCCATGGTCGCCAACCAGCCAGTCTGGTAATACTCGTCAGGCTGCAACGTCTGGTCATCACTAACCACACTCAGCGTGTCCTCAATAAACCCGCCGCCATAGGTGATAACCGAACGCACGAATCCATCCAGGATCGTGCCCTGAAAAAACGTGCCCTCAAGCGCAGTTGCATTCGAGTTGTCAACAACCTCGAACACCAAGGCCCCATTGGCAACATGCCCCGTAGGCGCACTAATAAGCCCCTCGACCGTCTCGCCCTCATCAGACAGAACACGCCGATAAGTCATCGTCAACTGCGCATCGTCCAGAGAGTCAGCGATGACAGAATCGATCGGATTCATGCGCGCAGACAAGAAAGTCCACAATGTCGAATCGTCTAGCAGCCATGGACTGCACTTAATGTGCGTCTGCCACAATGACCAGTCAATCGTCGTCGCCCAAGAACGCAAGTCGAATGGATCATCAGGCAGCGTGAACGGATGCCCCTCTACGCGAAACAGGTTTATAAAAATTAGAGCGGAAATACACCATTTCGCCGGACCGGCTAGCGCGAAAATGCGAGGAAATTGGAACAATGGGATTGGCAACAATGGATTTGGAGGTGCGAGCAAATATTGCAAATGCGTTAGGTCGTCATTAAAGGTGACTTCCAAATACTTGACGTGATCTTTACCCTTAACCGTCCAATGGTCCAAGAGCCCTGACCAGCGCTTTTTGCCGCCGTAGAAGTCCACCGTAATAACGACGTTCTTCTTATATTCAGGATCATTCGGAAGCCGTTTCAACCACATCGACATGTAGTGGTCATCCCGCAATTCCAAAACACCCTGAGTAGGTGTGTTGTTCTTGAACGGGAATGAACCTCTAATCGAGTCGTCGTAATCGACGCGGCCCACATACACCAGTCCGGGAGCGCCGGTTGGGTCATTCATCCAGAACCGGATAAGCGGCTTAGCCCGCCTAAACGCGTGATGCCGTGCCCTCTCAGCCTCGGCCTTAGCCTCAACAGCCTTAAACGCCTTCCACGGATCGTTACCGTGCTCCGACATCAGCTCTACCCAGCTGCTCACAACGTCACCCCCGGCCGCGACCACGGACGCGAAAACCAGCGCGGGACAGTCAATTTGCAAGCCCCACCCTGCGGCGCATCCTTCAACTGCACTGGGATGTCCCCGCCCTTACCCGGCATAAGCGGATACAGCAGGTCATTGCCTTTCCAGCGATGCTGAGTAGGCATTCCATTAGCAGAAATAAGTGTCTGAACACGCGGATCGGAGTCAGCCGAAACATGCTCGCCCGCAACCAAACTCGGCAACGGAACGGTGCGGCCCAAATCCTCAAGCCCACGCGAATACATATCGTTCGCCCAAGAAAAATCCGGCAGAATCCAGCGGCCAGGGGCGGTAACAACCCACCGCAACCACACCGGCACATCGCCGTCATTCCGAACCGGGAAAGTCGTCAAATCCTGCGTATGCAGCGTTTCCCAGATATATTCCTTAGGCTCCTCCTGCCAATACGGAAACGTCGAGGTAACCGTCATGACAATTGGGTTATCCGCTGTAATATGCGGATCTTTTTCGTAGTACGGCTTAGGTTCTTCCATTAACCGCACGTTCAAATAGCGCGTGCCATCGCTAGTAGTAACCCTTAGCGTTGACTGCTCGTCGTAATCCCAGGCCCACCGCCACGCAGAATCAACTGACGCCCACGTATCAGGGTCTTCGTCCCACGCCTGGACAGAGAAAACAATCTCTCGCCGCTGAACACGTTTACCTGCGTATTCCTCACCAAAAGGCCCCGGAACATACATTGTCTTAACGGGAGCGTCGTAGAACTGCTGCAAATTTGGAGAAAGGGTCACCCCCTGCTTCCCCATACCAGGACCGGACAGCACCCAATGCGAACCGTCCCGCCCCGTCAATTCAATTTTCAGGAAATCGGTCACTCTATTTAGTTGTCTCCCCCACAAGAAAACCCCGCCCAACCGAAGCCAGGCGGGGTCTCCCCGTGATTAGTTATTCAGTTATCGCATAGGCAAAAGCGGTGCCTGCTGCTGAGCCTCGCGGCGCTGCTGGCCCTTGTAGAACTCGTCATAGTTGGCCGTATGAATGTCGCCGTAATTGTTGACAATTCCCGGCCCACCCTGACCGCCCGAAGACTGCGGAGGCCCCGGCAACACCGGAGCGCCGTAAGCGCCCTGAGTAGTTCCACCGGTCAACGTGCCAACCATCAAGCTCGACAAAATATTGACCGCACCAGAGGCCACCTGGCCCGCGATCTGCGCACCCGCAGCCGCCATCGACCCCGCCGCACTCGCGCCAGCTCCAGCACCCGGAGCGCCAGCACCAGCCACAGAACCGGCAGCCGAAATCGCGGTAGACAACGCACTACCAATCGTTGACGCCGCGCCCTGAATACCCTTCGTAAGCCAAGGCGCATTGTGATCCTGATTAGTAGGCGCGGCACCCAAGATCGAACGCGGGTCTTGCTCAGCCGTAGCCCCCTCCGGAGCCTCGGCACCCGGCGACGAACCGCCACCGCCAACACCGCTCAACGCATTTCCGATACCAGACATCGCGTCCCCAACGGTCTGTACCGCCGTATCGGTCTGCGGGGCCTGCGACTGAGTAGCCGCCTGCGCACCCTGCTGGCTCTGAGCTTGCGCCTGCGCCGACTGTTGAGCCTGCTGGGCCTGCGGCCCTTGCGGATCAGGAATCGGCTGCGGAGCAGCCTGTGGAGCCGGGGCAACCATCCCAGGAATAAGGACCGCCCCACCCTCGTCGAAACGAGGCAACTTGCCCTCATTCAGAGCATGGAGCATCCCAGCCCCATACTTGGACACAGACGATGCCTTAACGATGAACTCGCCGTTAGAAACCCGCGCAAGCATCGAATCAGACGTGCCAGTGCCAGGGCCGGACAACAAACCGCCAGCCGCATAACCAGCCGGGAAGTACGCCCAGTTAGTGAAGGCGCTTGCGTTATAGCCCTGCGCCCCCGACCCAACCGCAATCGGCTTACCGAATGTAGACGCCTCAAAGTTCCGGCCATCGGGCAACGTACCCGCCGTGTGACTCCCATTCCAGCCAATCCGCAGAGTTCCCGCAGGAGCTTGCGACGGATCGGAAATGATCACCGCGCCCTTAGCGCGCAGCGTGTCACCCTCGGTACCAGTACCACCAGAACGCCCCGAGAACTGCTTACCGGTATAGGCATCCGCCACATACATCACCAAGCCGGAGCAATCCGTACCATCCAGCGTTGAGCCGCCCCACGTGTAAGGCTTGCCGGCCATCGACTCGGCCATAGCCGCCGCACGTGCCGCAGCCGGTTGCGCTGACATAGCCTGCGCCGTACCGCCCTCAAGCAGTGCAGACGTGCTACCCGCCAACGGATTCGGAGCTAGGTTCTGTAGCGCCTGCGCCTCGGGGTTAGCCGCCTGACCCGGTGCCATTCGATGAGAGACGCCACTAAGCCCTGACTTAAACGCGTTGAAGTACGACAGGTCAATGCCAAAGAAGCTTGCAACGAACTGCAACAGAATCTCGCCGAGCTGGCTAAGGATGCTGACTGGCTGCAAATTCTCCGGCAGAGATGCCAAGCCCAACTGCTGCTGTGGCACCAGCGCATCCTGTGGCACCTGTGCGCCCATGTCAGGTCCAGGCAATGCCGAATACTGGCTACCGCCGGGTACAGCGATACCCAAACCATGCCGAGTCTCAACAGCGGTAGGAACCTGCGGAACGTTCGCTCCAGTACCAACACCCCTGTCACCCAACCCATCCGGCAACGCGGTATACGAGCCCGTAGCCGGGTTGTACAAACCTGGGTTAGACATATCCGGCATCGGGGTAGGAGCGGGCGTAGCCGCAACGCCCGGAGCTGGCTTAATCCCGTACCAGTCCTTTGCGTAATTGCTCGCAGCGGGACCAAGATTCGGAACAACCGTCCGATCCACCGGTTGATAAGGCTGCTTAGGTCCGACCATGACAGGCCCGCCCTCGTCAAACCGAGGCAGTTCCCCATCATTGATCGAATGCAACAGTCCGAGACCATATTTCGAAACAGACGACGCCTTGACGATGTACTCGCCATTGGAGACGCGAGCCAACATCGAATCCGAGGTGCCAGTACCAGGCCCAGACAAGAGTCCGCCAGCCTTATGCGCACCAACGTAGGGGCCAAAGGGCTTACCGCCCGCATACAGCTCGAAACGGTCCCTAGTCATCGTGACCTGAGACCGCAGCCCACCATCCAGCGGCTCTACCGTGCCACTGTTAGCCTCAACATCTTTGACAAGTTGCTCCGGCAACTGAGCGAACGGAGTGTTTAACACAACCGCGCCGCCACCCCTGACCGGATCACGGTAAGCCTTATCAACATTCAAGCCACGGAACGGATTGTCTGGCTTAAGAGTTACCTCCCCGCCACCGGCAGCCGCGTTGTTCTTACGGATGTCGGTAGACACCTCATTAGAACCAGCGACATTGCTACGTACCGCGCCGGCCACCTGAGAGGCAGACTGGGCCTGGTCGCCCAAGCCTGGCAACACTCGCTTACCCATACGGTTCGCGCCCTGCTGAATGTCAGCCAGCGTGTACGAATCCGGATGCAGCGAAGCTGGCCCGCCACCTGGAATTTGACCGGCCGCGAACGCCGCATTGAACTTGTCAATGGCCTGCTGATCGCCACCCAAAGCCTTAGCAAGAACATCGGAACTAATACCGACCTTCTCGAAAGCCTCATGGTTCTTTTTCCAGTAGTCCGTCCCAGTAAGCGCACCCTCGGTGATCTTGTCCAGACGGCCCAACTCTGCGTTGCGCGCCGCCTCCTGTCGCGGAGTAAGGATCTGCCCCAGCTTGTTTCGATCGATACCGACCTTCTCGGCCTGCTTCGGAATGTCGATCGAATCACCACGCCAACCCGACTCGGGTTTGTACTCACCCAACGCGTTTAGCTTGTCAATCAAACCCTGATTCGTCAGCTCGCCGGTAAGACTGTTCAGCTCCGACCGCAACCGCCGAATCTCATCTGCGTGACGACTAGCCTTAGTAGCGGCCATGTCCTGCTTGTCGGCCAGCGTGTACAGAATCCCACCCGCTGCCACCGATGCGACAGCCAAAGCACCGCCCGTGCCAAGCACATTCGCCAGCACGCGCAGCTTCCCAGTGAAGCCCTTGCCCTCGCCAACAGACTTCGCAACGTTCCGGAAGTCCATATCAATAAGGCCAAGAGCCCTATTCACGCCCTGGAAAACCGGAGAAAGTGTCCGCCAGCCAAGAATCGCGTAGGTAATCGCGGCAGCCAAGCCAGGCACACCGGCCAACAACTGAGACACAGTACGCAGAACCGGCAATACCGTTCCGCCCCAGGCCATTACACCGTCTTTGACGTTCCTGACAATGGCCCACACATCGCTAAGAACCGGCTTCCACCGCTCAAACTCGGCGCGTGCATCCAAGAAGAACTGCCGAACCTTGTTATGTCCCTCAACGGTTTTCAGATACTCCGAGAGCCGCTTAGTTCCAGACTCCAAGCTAGACAACAGGCCCTTACCGTTAGATCCAACGAAAATGTCGCTGATCGTGTTCATAATCGAACCGATGTTGATCAGCGAGTTACCAAGATCCTTAAGAGACTTCTCCCCACGTGAAATCCAACGATCCAACGATCCGTCAGCAGACGCCCGCTTAATGAACGTGTCGAACCGCCGCATGACATCGCCAAACGCAGTCGCCAACCTCGGCAGATGCGAAGCACCAACCGTGGACAACCGCAAAAACGCGTCCACCATGGGATTGATCGCGCCATCAAGTCGCTGCTGCGCGTCCGCAGTGCTACCGAAAATGGATTCGATCATCGACAAATTGCTGCCCTGTCGAAGAGACGCAATCGCAGTCTTAAGGTTCGAATTGATACCCGACGCAATAGAAGTCAGTCCCCGGTTGAGCACCGGCAGTCCGACCTCGCCAAGCTGGCGCACATCTTCACCGAGCCCTGCAAACAAGCCATCCTGGACGCTCTGCCGCAACGTGTCCCACTGCCCAGACATCGCGGTCAGCTGAGTTAGAAAATTGCGGGCCTCCGGCGACAGACGCCCCATCGCGTCTTGCCATTCCTTAAGCGCCCCAGAAGATTTTCCAGCCTCTTCCGAAGCAGTGGACAGCCTGTTAAGCGCTGCCACAACGTTGTCACTGTTCCGGACACCCTTAGCGTTGGCCTCGGCCACATCATCAATCAGCCGTGCATTCCGTCGCCGCGTCTCCGCAAGCCGAGCCTCAGACTTTTGGACATTCAGGTTGTCCCGCTGCATCTGCAACGCCGACTTGCCGAAGGTCTTAGCCGCCTCCTGCCGGGCCTCCTGAACGTTCAGTACCGCCTCGGCCTCATCGAGAGGCGCATCACGCAACTGCGAGTTCAAATCCTCCAAGTTGCGCTTGGCGTCCTTAACGGCCCTATCCAGCTGCAACGTCGCATCAGCCACGTTCCGGTTCGCCTGCACCTGCTGGCGCGCAGCATCCGCCGAATCCTTCTGCGCATTCGAATACGCCTTAAATGCGTCAGTGACTCCACGGGTACCCACCGCCAAAGCGCCGACACTGGACGCGACGCCAGAAAAGATGCCCGGAAGCAACAGGGCCGACTGCCCCAGTTCCACAACAGATGTATTTAGGGCTGCCAAAGCCACCCCAAGCTGACTTAGTTGCGTAGCACCCGCAACCATGATGTTCAGCTTGAGACCCTTAAGCATGTCCGCCTTAAGATCCTGATAAACATGTCGAATCTCAGTCAGCGGCTTTTTAGCGTCGAACCTAAGCTTTACCTGCAAATCAATCGGGTCACGCTCCGCAAGCTCTTTCGCCGCCCTAATCTCGGCAAGAGCCTTCGCCGTCTGCGCCTTAACCTCGACACTGACCGACTGCTCAACTGTCGCCAATTGAGCCCGCAATCGACTGCGGAAATCCTTCAACGAAGGAACAATGTGAACCGATGCCTGCGCGGCAACAAATTCAGCCGCCACAACAGCCCCCTATATTCAATATTCAGTTATAAAAAGATCATTTGTAATTCAATTCGGCCGCTCTAAGGCCACGCTCCATAGCCGCTTCAAGACCGGTTTCCTGCTTATCCGCCTTACGCCTCTTACGTTCCTTCTCGGCGGGGATAACAGGACGCGGGTAGTACTTAACGTCCGGAGCACCCGCCGACCTCGACGCAATCAACTGGTCAGCAATATTGGTCAACGCGTCAATCTCCGCAGACCACCCGAACAACGGCGGAGGACCAGGCTCCCAATCAGACTCCGGAGCCGACGCCTGCAAGTCGATCACCTGCGGGTCTGTCAACGCCGCAGCCTGGCAGTACGACCCACGCTTGCCATTGCAGGTCTCGTAGAACCGGATGAACTGACCCCAATCCCGGCGAGACGCATAGTCAGTGACACTGGTACGGCACTGAGCGCACCGACACGGGGCCGCGAAGTAGTCCAAGGCATTGACGCCGAGCAAGTGTTGAAAATCCCACTCAATCGCGCGCCAATACCTACCGACCAACTCAGCGACCGTGCCTATTTTCCCTTATCGCTATCCCCGAAGAAGTGCGCATTGTACTTCTCCATAAACTTGTTCCACAGCTGAACAGGTCGGTTATCGAACAGCTTCATAGCCTCTGCATATGCCGAGCCAAAGATGATCTTCTGAGCCTCTTCCTCGGTCGTCGCCTTCAAAAGGTCCGACACCTGCTTTTTGGTCGGGCACTTAAGCGTGATCTTATTCGTAACCTTCAAAGGCTCCGGAACCCGCACCGACTCAACCAACTCGGCGAAGAAATCGCTAACGGCGTCCTCAACAACCTTCAGATCGCGGCCAGAAATCCCCTGTGCACCCATTACTAGTTTCCCCCTATAAATGTGTATAAATGTGTAGAAAAGAAATAGGGGGAGCAACCCGGCAAGGCCACTCCCCCTATTCCCTCGCCTAAGTAACCGTTACGGTCACCGAAGCCGACTTAGCTCCCTTAGTCGCCGTAATGCTCGCCGTACCAGGCGCAACACCCGTCACCAAGCCCGAAGCCGAAACAGACGCCTTATCAGACGCAGACGACTTAAACTTGCAATCCGGCGTGTAGTTGATCCCGTTATCACCCTGCACAACCAGCTGCACCGTGTGCGACGCACCCGAAGCAACCGTGACAGACGGCGTAGGCGGCGAAACCTCAAGCGCCGTCAACGAAGCCGCGAAACCAGCCTTATCGATGATCGAACGCCAACCCGGCCCCGCGAACCCCTGAGCCACCGAATAACCAACCGTGTCATCACGGAAAGCCTTCAACGTAGGCTTGTACTCAATAACGTTGTCGTCATTAAGCGTCTGGTTGTCCAGCTTGTCCAGCTTCACCTTAGGCAACAGCCAGTAGGTCCAAAGCTCCTCGTTGTTCCGGTCATCCAAACCGCACAAAATCGCACGGTAGTAGATGTTCTTAGGCACCTTAGGAGCCTCAAGAACAATGCCACCAAACGGCGACGGCGTGACATCCGAGAAGTCCTCGGTCCAAATCAACTCAAGAACATTGCGCTGATTCTGGAACATCGAGAAATCAAACGTCGTCGTACGCTTCGAAATAATCGACCGAATCGGGTCCGGCTCACCGAACGCCTCAATATCCTTGGAATCGAACTCGTTACCAAGCGTAAGACCGGCCTTCTTCTCGAAATGGCCCACAGACTTGTAACCAGCAGGAATAGACAACGAGCCGTCCGTAGGATCTTCCAACGTCAAAGCCGGAGTCACCGAATACGGAGCAAGGAACACCGTCAAATTAAGAGGCGCAATCGCAAGATCTGCCTGCGCATCCTTCAACGTGTAAAAATCCATATTTAGTTGTTCTTTCTGTATTCAGTTATGAATGTCGCTAAATCAGAGGGCAGCGACTTCCCTCAAATAGTTATCGCGCGAACGCAAACCAACACTTACCCTGAACTGGCAATTAACTACGCGGGTATCCAACTGCTGATTAGGCATCAACAATTGCGGCCCCAACACCTCTTCAACCGTGTGAATCTGGGCCGTGAAACCATCGGCCATTGTGAACTTGTACCCCTGCATAGGCAGAAGTACCGCTCGCACAACCGACATAACGTCCCACGACTCATCACGTGAATTAGTGACCGCCGTAGCTTGGATAAAGCACTCATCGAAACCACGCTGCCAATCAACCCGACCGCCCGGCATGCGAAAGAACTTCAACACAGGATCAGGCTGCACCTGATCAAGCCAGTCTTCCGGAGTCCAACACCCCGACTCAATATCGGGAAACACTTTCGTGAAAATATCGATCATCAAATTCTCGACGTTCACGAAATTGCTTTTGAACCACCCTGGGAGTGTGACCATGCAACCCCCTAATTACATTCGCAGTGCAAGCACCGCTTCCCGCAGATCGTTATGCGCCTGGAACTGCTCCTTAGTAGGAGAACCGAAGTTGTGCAGAACCCCGTAATAGAACGGTGCACCCTTCCAGGTCTTAGCGGCCAAAAGACCACCAACAGTCACAATCGCAACCTGACGGTCCTTCTTATGCCCACCATCCGGCAACACCCGAACCTCACCAGACCTCGACAGATCACCAGTGCGCTTAGCAACTTTCGCCGCATACAACCGCACCACCTCCTCACCGATATGCGCCAAGTAGCCACCCAGCACCGGAGAGGTATTCATCCACCTAGCAGCCCCCGCGTTGTACGCAGGCACATCGATGTCATCAAGCAGATAACCACCGCCAGGCCCCGTCTTAGCAGCCACAGCGATACCCCCTTAGCCGTTATCCGATTCCAACAGGTGAACCACGTCCTCATCCAGGAAAGGATCACCGCCGAAAGGCTCCGGTTCATCCCACATGACCGGCCCGACAATGAACTTCTGACCGTTTTTCCGAACAATGCGATCACGAACCTGAACATCGGTGCCCTTACGCACAAACAAAGTCGCACTAATCTTGTTGGACTCGCCCCGCAAGTCCTTGAAGAAAGCCCCGCGACTCGTCCCCCAACCAATCAGACCTTGAATTGCGCCGTGAGGCTGCTTGTTCGGATTACCGTACTTATCCGAGCCACCCCGGATAACCGTAAGAGTCTCAGAAATGGTACGAATCCTCCCAACCAGGCTCATCGCGCCGGTAGTAGGGAATTGGGTCGCCACCCGCCCCGTCGATTAGGAACCCGTCTTTACCGAACGCATACGGATCAACCGTGGTATCCGACCTGCCGAACTTCACCGTGAACAGACCACCCCCGCCACGGAACCTCCGCAGAATCGCCAACTCCGCCGGCAAGAACGCCCCATCCGGCGGCTTATCGTAAGTAACCGAAAACGGTCCCTTATCTTTAGAAACCACCCGGTCAGGGTTACGCAGCTCGCGCTTAGCGGCCGACAACACCACCCAATGCACATCCTCGGGTGCGGACGCGGGGTCCGGCCACGATTGACCGGAATACCCCCGCGCCCACGCAGACACCATGCTCAGAACAAACTCGGCCTGGCCGCGCTGCTCTGGAGTGAATGTCACACCCATCAAGGTCTGTAGGTCATCAACAGTCGCCAATGCACCCACAGCGACCGTCCTAGACCACGTTCGCCGTCACGGTGGCCGTCACAGCAGCCCCGCCCTGCGGTGGATTGTAGGTAGCGGTAATCACCGACGTGCCGGTAGCGACACCCGTGACCGTTCCGTCAGCCACAACCGTAGCCTTAGCCTCGGTGCCAGACTTGAACGTTGACTTAGCCGTCACGTCAACACCATTCGAGTCCAGAACCTTCACCTTTGCAGTGTTGTTCGGACCCGCAGCAGCCGTAACCGTCAATCCCTGGTTAGGGATAGAAATGCCAGTAGCCGCCAGCTGCAAACGCACGCCACGCACGAAACGTCCATCACGCTCCAAAACCACCCGTGAGCCGACATACGTATCGAGCAACGACCGGTCAGCCAAGTTGTCGAAGTCGTAGTCAGCCAGCCAACGGAACGCCGCGTTAGAAGCCGCGTACGAGCCGTAAGCGTTGATAGCCGTAGAGAAAGGCTTCTTAGGTGCACGGTTGATGTAGATGAACGCGTTGCGCTGCCACTCGAAAGCCTCGTCCGGCTTCAAAGCGTTAGAACGCAACACCGGCAGACCAGCCACGTTGCCGATGTGAGCCTGACGCAAGGCGTCGGCCTGCTCGGAACCCGTAGCGTCGTAACGCCGGAACTGCGGATCTTTCAGCAACGCAGACTCGACAGCCGAACCAACGATCATCACACGGTCGTTGTATTCGACATTCTCGTCATTCAAAGCACGCCGAGCATCCACGAATGCCGGGAACGTGTCCTCTGGATTAATCCAATGCGTATCCTGATACGGAGCCGAAGAAATCAGCTTGTACAAGTAATTCTCGATACCGTAAGCGACACCACCGACCTGAGGCACAATAACCTGCTCGATGAAATCTTTAATATCCAACGTCAACTGCTCATCAGTCAACGTGACAGCGTTGTAGATAACGTCATCCAACGTGACAGGGAAGCTGGTCTCGGTTAGATCATCCATAACCACCTTGCGCTCAGCGCCAGTGCCACGGAACTTACGAGTACGCGAATCCATAACCGCGCCGACACGCACATTGATCGTGTCATTCGCAGAACCCCCGAAATCGCCCAAAGCGTTCGCAAGAACGTAATTAGGCAAAACGATCTGCCGACGCAGAACCTTCACAGCCGTCTCAATGACTAGCGACGGCTTAACAAAAATGTGAGACAAAAGTCTCCCCCCGATTCTTTATTTAGTTGTTCAACAATTAGTAAGACGACTGCGGAAACGCGGAATAAGAAAGCGACTTCAAAATGTCGTCGGCAGTCAGGTCACCCGGATCGGCTGCATCGCCCGTAGGCGTCACAGTCGTACGAGTCGGCCCCTGCGGAAATCCGCCCTTGGTCTCTGGCTTGCCGGGCAGAACACCCTTAAGAGCCTCAATATCGGCAAGAATTTCCTCATCCGTGTCCCCACGAACCCGATCCCAAAGCGCACGCGGCAACTCATGCTCCTGCGCAAGATCAAACACCTGGCGCTCACGCTGCAACTTGGTCAGTTCACCGGCCCTCTCAGACGCCAATTTCTCCGCGTCCTCTAGCCGTTTCTGTAGCTTCTCCGACTCCGAAAGCTTCTCGGTCTCGAAAGCCGCGATCTTGTCCTCAAGAGACTTGATCGTCTCGCCATACTTCTTAGAGCTAGCCTTCTCGGCACGCTCCAACCGCTTTGTCAAAATAGCGTCGAGAGCTTCTTGCGACGTGATGGCCTTAAACTCACCACCGCCAGAGCTAGCGCCGCTTTCAGATCCCGCGCGGACATCTGAACCTGCACTATCAGCCGCAGACTCAGCCGCAGCCACACCACCCTCTGGCGTCGTCAAATCAAGATCACTCATTAGAAAATTCCCCCACAAAACCCGGCCAATAAACGAGCGCGGCCGTAACGCCCCCCTAGACTGCTTCTAGTAAAGAAAGCGAACGGTCATAAAAACGAACGTTCGCCGAATCAACTGCAAACCCGGCAGAAATAAGCGCCTCCCGGTTGGCGCGAACCGCAGCGATATCAACCGCTGGCGACTCCTTATAAGGTGGCGGCGCGACATAGCTACGCCTAAAGTTCTGCATAGCGTTCCGATAAACGCCATCATCACCCTTGCCGCCAACACCAAACTTTTTCCATTGCTCAAGGAAATAGTTGGCGCGCTCATCCATCTCATCGGCTTTCCGATAAACTGGCCTAAGCTGGCAGCGGCAATGGTCATGCACCTTAACGGGACCATCGCCAACGAACGGACGGTGAGCAACAATCTGTCCATTACGTTTTATATCGCGAACCTTGCTATTTGACAGATCAAACGAATGTTCATTCAAATAGGTAGCGCCCTGCGACGCCAAGATCGCGCAGAAATAACACGGATCATCATCCGTCATCCGCGCATAGCCGATGGCCTTCCGATCCGCCCGACGCGCGGACAAGTCGGTAACCGATGCGCCGGCCTTTTTGGCTGTGTTCTCAGCCACCACCGCCTGCTCATATTCAGCCCTGATCTGCTGCTGAACCTCGCCACGGCCACCGTTCATCGCATGCTTGACCCCAACACCCGTCGTGTTGGTGCGCGCCTGCGACATCACGTCGTCGACAACCACCCCTTCTGGGGGCGCATCGCCAACCTTCGCTTTGATCGCGTAAGGCCCTGTAACCTGCATCGCCAACTGGACATCCTCTGTTGGGAACGCGGTCGGGATCTTCGCTAAAGCCGGTGCATCCGGCTTAACAGACCACCTAGCGGCCTGCACATACTCAAACGCCAAATCCTCTGAAAATCGGAATTGCTTCTCAATCTCAAGAGTCGTCGCATGCACCCAAACCGGCGTCGTCTGGCTTAGGTTTCCGTAACTTAGAATCGGCCACAACAACGCCAATCCGGTAGCAGTAGCAGCCGCCACATTCTGTTGATCCTGAATATGTCGCTGCGCATAAAACGCGGCCAGCTCGGGAAGCGGCTCAAATCGATTCTCAGCCGCCTCCCCTTGCCATGTAGCCACAAATACCCCCCGAGTAAAAACTAGGCCGCAAACGCGGGCTGAGCCCCCGGAACACCCTTACGCTCCGCCGGATCAGACACCGCCCGCGCATTCGGATCTTGCATGCCGTAATAACGAAGCATGTTCGTCAGCTCGTCGTTATCCATCGCGTGCTCTTTCATCTGCTGCAACTTCGCCTCATCTACACCCGGAACGAACTCCCACAACTCCTCACGCGGCATACCGAGCATCTGAGCCGCCTTACCCCAGGCATCAACAGCCTGAGCAAGCGAACGAATACTCGTATCAACCCAACGCACATCAGCCGTAAAGTCATTAGCCGACTCGGTATCGCCCTCGATAAGCGCAGACAAACGCAACAATTGAGCATGCGATGCCCCGAAAGTCATCTTGCGCTCCGCTAGCTTCGCTTCGGTGTTAGCGCGCGCAGACGCCAAAGCCTCAGCCGATAGGTTCGCCAGCTTTCCGGTCAAAACATCAGACGGCAACTGTGCAATAGCCGCCAACGTCTCAACGTGCGTCTGCTTAGACGAAATGAACCCATCCAACGGCGTCTCATCTAGCGTCCCGAACGTCGCATGCTCGGACGTGTGAGCCAGAATGTCGTCATTCTCAAGCCTGCGCTTGAACGCCTCTGCCTCTTCATCGGTCGCCTCAGCCATATCTGTGATACCTGTGGCGTACTTGACCTTAAAAGAGTTGTAATGCTGCGCATAAAGCAAATCCAGTTCGGTCTTGTCGATACGCGTCGCCACAGGAATCAGCGGGCCAACCTCGCCCCGAGTCTTACCGTCCAAATCCATCACGTTCGTGTAGCGGACCACCGGACAAACCCCAGTGTTGTGCTCCACCACACGCGGAGGGCGCGGAAACTCGTTTGGCGACGGCATGTCCAGCTCGTAATAGACCTGATCAGTCCAAAACCGAACCGTCTTACCGTCAGGCTGCAACGTCAACGCATACTTAGGCCACGGATCATTAACCGTGTCCTCATACAAAGCGAACAACCGGCGCGGCGAATAAGCCGTCAACACAGCCTGATTCGCGCCATCCAGCGCCGTACCCTGCTCAGCCATCGCAAACGCATACCCATACGTCAACGCCGATCGATGCAAACCGATCTGCCGGTGCGGCATAGCGTTAGCGATCCACGTCTGCCACGGACCCGCCGCGTTCTCGCGATCCCCCTCGCGCCGATACCCCGACACATAGAGACACTGTGCGAACGTCGTAACCACCAACCGCAGCCACGGAGTCTTAGACAGCCGGAACAACGCCCGCTTCTCCGGACTCTTAGCCGCAACACGCGCATAGTCAGGCTGATTGCCATCAGCCCACGCATCAATGACTTGCAACCGCCCGCGCTCACCATCAAACGCAGGCCAAACAACATCGTGAATGTACTTAGCCACATCACGCGAACCGATACTCGACGGCAAGGTCAACGAACGCGATGGCAGCTCCATAAGATTAGAACTCAAAGCAACCTATGTTTCTTTGGAGCGTTAAGCGTTACCTCAACGTCCTCCAATGTCAAAAGCCGATTTGCATAGCAGGCGGCAACAATCCCCGTAATATCGGTAGACGTGCTCTTACGGAGCCAGCCCCACTGCTCAAGCTCCGGCTTACCAATCGGATATTTAGCCGCACCCGCCAAACACTCAAATAGAGCGTCATCGTCCAAATGGGTTAGCTTCTGATCAATAATGTCTGTGTAAAACTGCGCCGTAGACTGCGCAATATCCTGAGTACCGAAATAGCGGACCTTCAAACCGATCTGCTCAAGCTCCGGACCCAACGCACCCGCAGCAGCACCCGCCTGAACAGCCACCGCCACCGGAGGCTTAGAAGACGAGATAAGTCGCTGCATCATCGGCAACACCCACGCCGTGCCGCCAGCCGCCCAAACCAACTCGATATGCGACCGGCCATCAGGACGCTTACCCGCAATAGCAATAGACGCCCAAGCCTGATCAGGTGCCACATCTACCGACGCAACAACCATCCCCAGATCCACCACCGGAGGCCGCATAGAACCCGGCTCATCTGGATCGGGAACGTCGTCCAGCTGACACGCCACCCAAGCCTCAAACGGGATAACCGAATTCATGCGCGGGTCGTCCCACATGCCCAGGTGCTCACGCGCGAACTGCTGGAGGTCCATCTTGACCTCGAAGTCCTCACGCAAAGCCGACACCGGAGCGATGCCCTTAACGCCTAGCGACGGATTAGCGATCTTCCAGTTCTCGAAATCGGCAGGGTCCGAACCCTCAGCGCATGACCACTCCGCGAACAGAAACGGCGGATCGTCATACTCGACTGCCGTCATGCCGCGTCCCGCAATCCGGCCAACGTCATGCCGTACTCGCGCATACGTTTCAAGACATCCGAGTCATCGGTGCCGGCAGAGGTGGTCAACCAAGTCTGCGGATTCTTAGACGCCTGCTGTAGCGGCGACAACGAACCCATCATGTCGTTATCCAGCGCAAACGCCTCGTCAAGAATCATCAGATCCACACGGGTACGACCACGCTTAGCGTTCTTTCCGCGCGCAACGTAGTGAATGAAGCCCCCCGACTCCTTATGCACTACCGAAAGCTCAGCCGCCCCGATCTTGTGAGGCAGCTTGCACTCATCCTCTAAGTCCTCATCGCCAGCGATAATCGCCGTCAACTCACGGTGAGCATCCTTAGCGGTATCGAACTCGTGCGCCGAATGCATAATGCGCTCACCCAGCAGATACAACCCCGCCAGCTGCCGCGCATAAACGCACACATTCTTGCCATTCTGGCGAGGGGCAATAAGGCAACACGTAGACGCGCACCATTGCCAAGTAATCCCGCTCGTAAACTTGTCAATCTCAGAGTCCCCAGTAGAACTCCCCTTTTGACCTAGCGACTGCCTTACCAGCAGCTCTTGCCACGGAAGCAAATCCAAGCCAAACTGATTACACAAGTCGATAGCGTCATCCCCAAGCGTCGTAAAATAAGCCGGGAAATGCTCAATACGCGGACGCTGGACACCGATCAAACCCTCATGGCGAGTCTCAGTCTCCGGCTCCAATACCGCCGTCATAATCCCCCCAAGCTTCACGCAGCCATTCGCGCGCCTCCCTGCGCCGACGAATACGACGTGACAAATCAACATTCCAACCACTACTGCGGCGATGGGCCTTCACCCGGCCACGCTCACACGCGCATTTCCAGCCGTAGAAACAAAACAAAGGCTCACGAACATGACGCCCCAACATCCGGGCCATTAAACCGCCTTAGCAGCAGCTACCCGAGCAGCGCGCTTAGCCGCCAACTCATCCCGCGACGACTTCTTATCCGACTTCGGCTTAGGCAACTCGGCCACACCCATCTTCGCCAACACCTGCGCCAACGCCGTGTACTGCATACGATGCTCCGCAATAAGCGGATTAATGGTCTCCGTGCCCTGGTGATTAATCACCGTCAACCGACCCCCGATCTTCTCCACCAAATCGTCAAGCCGATCAGCCATCCGACACGCATTCAGCAGAAGCGCCCGCGACGCCGCAGTCATCCCCCGACCATTAGCGACCCCAGCCCATAGATCCCGGCCAGACTCCCCTAGCTCCGCAGGAATCTTGTCGTCCATCGCCCACCCCCTTGTGCTGCTCAAATACGACCTGTACGTTCGCGATTGCGTTATCCATGTCAATGACTCGGTTTCTTGCCAGACCGATAGATGCCCCGGTGGGAGGCACGCTGAGCCAAGCTCAGTGCCGCCGGGGCATTGCCATGTCTGCCCCACCTGCGGATTTAGAAGTGCGACCAGCAGTTTTCCAGCACCCCCGATAACCCCCTCAGGCTCATTTCAGCCGGAGAGAGAGCGGTCGCTGGCCGTTCGAGGCGTGTGCCACACAGAAGCGCGGGTAGCCCCCCAGGGGGTCTAAGGCACGCCTTGACCTGCGGTTATGTGGTTACTTTGCCGGCTCGGCGTATTAGCTAGGTGTGGTCGTTTTGCCTAAGTGTTTCGTGTGGCTGTGTGTGGTCTGGCCTGTGCGTTTGTGTTGTTTGCCTGCGAACTGTGGTGTTGTGCCTGTTCGGAGGGCTTTGGCTATGTTGCTGTCGGCCTGCATGCGGGCTGTGTGTGGTGGCTTAGGTGTGCGTGTGGGTTAGGGCTCTGCGTGTGGGTGGATAGGGGCGTGTGTGTACATGCCCTGTACAGATGGGTTGTGTGTACATATGCACTGGTGGCCCATTGTTTAGTGCTTAGGTGTTGCCCAAGCTGTACATGCCGTGTACAGTCATTCGCATATCAACCACTCACCCACTGACCACGGGAGCATGAATGACTATGGATACAGGCGCTGCATTGTTGGCAGCCGAGAGATTCGCTAACGCATTCGCGGATGGCGAGATTGCATCCGAGGTGGGTACAGCTCTTACATGCAGTGAGGTAGATGTATTGGCCGATCTATTCCGCACCTTTGGTTACGACGATGCGGCCGATATGTGGATTAGAGCGCACGCCGAGGGTGACGACGAAGGCGATCAGCATTACGAGTTCCAAAACCAGCCAACCAGCGATGACCAGTAAGGCTAACCGCATGTACACCGAGGGCAGCACCGTAACAATCACTCACCCACAAACGGGCACTCAAATCACCGGCACTGTCATTTGGGTATCGCCTACCCATGAAACCGCGATGGTTAAGCCAGCGGGCGGTACAGGGCCTATTGCGTACGTGCCATTGACCACGGCTGACCGTGACGCAATCCTCGCCGCCCGCGTGGCTGTCACCGACGAATACGACGAGTTCGGAGACGAACGCAGTTGGGATTGGGAGTACGACACCAAAAGTGCGTAAGTACTTGCGCAGCTTGTACACGGCATGTACAGTCTTAATCACACCAACCAACCAACCACTTTTCAACCCAAGTAAAGGCGACCAGCTTATGACCACCGCGACAATCACCTACGTCAAGCATTCCAAGCGCACGCTGCGCACCCCATGCGAGGGATGCGGCGCAATGAACCTCTACAAAGGCCACATCGTTGCCGACGATGCCGTTAATGAGAATTGGTGCGGTGACTGCGGTATGCGCGTGGGCGATGACGTTCTGTTGAACTACGATGAGACCTTGCACGAATGCTCGGGTGTGCATGTGATCACCAACGCTCAGCCACCACGCGAAACCGTGCCCGCGATCACCCAAGCAACCACAACGGCTACCGCGCAGACACCCGCTATGGATGCCAACAAGGCGCAAGCCGCTATGCAGGCGTTGCAGGATATTTTCGGTGCCCCAAAGGCAATCGACCACGCCGAGGTGGAGCGCATCGCCCGCGAGGTGATCAACGGTGTTGTGTACCCGACACGCACTGTTGTTATCAGGGATAACGTCACCCGTGAGATTGACGAGACGACGCATAAGCAATTCGGGGATGTGCTTACCGTCCTATCGTCGGGTGAGAATCTTCAGCTGGTTGGCGGGCCTGGTGTTGGCAAGACTCATCTGTGCGCGCAGGCTGCCAAAGCGCTGGGCTTGCCGTTCTACGTGATCAACTTTCACCTACAGTCAACGGCCAGCGAGCTACGCGGCTACAACGACGCGACCGGCAACTTTGTGCCCACTGTCGTATCCGATTGGGCTAACAACCCTGACGGTGGTGTGCTTCTGTTGGATGAGCTTGACCGTTCGCATGCGGGCATTCAGGCCGGTTTGAACTCATTGCTGGGCAACCGCTACATCACGTTGCCGAATCGGGAAACCGTGCATTTAACGGACAAGCACATTGCAGTAGCCGCGACCAACACGGACGGCACCGGTCCCACGCGCGATTACCCGGCAGCTCAGCCATTTAGCGCCGAATTCCGTGACCGTTTTGTCTCCATGACGATTGAGATTGACGATTCAATCGAGATGGCCGCTGCTATGGCCAAGGGTGCCAGCGAGGCCGACACAAAGCGTGTCGTTGAGTACGTGCGCAAGATCCGTAAGGCTGTCAAACAGAAGGCGATCGTCGGTGTACTGGTTACCCCGCGCGCTTCTCAGAAGATGGCGGGCTTGCTCGCTCACGGTGCAACATTCGATCAAGCCGCGTCGTGGGTACTGCGCAAGGGAATGGATGACGAGACGTGGGCCAAGCTTACCGCTTAGGCGGTAAGTCACCCCACACCAGCCAACCACAACCCGAAAGCAATAGTCATGAAGACCAATATTCACGGGACGTACTTGCAGTACGTATTTGATACATATGACGAGTTCGTGAAATACAACCGCGACCGGCAGAATGACACATTGAACTCCAGCATTTCGAGCCACGTTGCATACGGGGACAATTTCTTTGGCGGCATACCTAACTTAGAGGCTGGTATTGCTCTGGCAGAGAAAGGGTTGCTTAAGGAGGGCATCGCCGCTATCGACGCCGCTAAAGTCAAAATGTCCGAGGTTGCGCGCGATATCGACGCTTTCAAGTCGGTTCCCTACCAGGACGTGTCTGGGGCCTACGTGAACGTTGCGGACTACCTGAGCGGTGTGCCTGAATGCATGACGGATTATCGCATTGACCCAACCACTCAGTCTATGCCGACAGTTTCACTGGTTATTGCGTGTGCGGTCCTCGGCGGTGTGCCATCGGATGCCATCGCGGCGCGCGGTCGCACACTGGTTGCGTTAATTGACGCTATCCAAGCTGCCGGTAAGACAGTCGAACTGTGGGCAGACATGACAAGCAACGGCAGTCGCGGCTACGGCGACAAGCACACCGCGCGTTTTTCAATCAAACTCAAGTCGGCAAGCGCGCCGTTGGATGTTGCGACCGTCATGTATGCGATGACCCACCCTAGCTTTTTTCGTGGGTTGGGTTTTAACACTCGTCACACTCTGCCGAGTGCATGGAAACAAGCTCTTGGTGTGGGTTTCGGCTACGGGCGAACGGTGCATGAGGCTGAATTTATTGAGCGTGACTATCCCGAGGGTGCGATTTTTATACCCGCCCTACAGGAAGATGATGACCCCGACGAGATTCTTACATCCACTCTTCGCAAGCTTGGAATGCTAAAGGACTAACAACCATGACCAACGTAGAAATTCTGGAAGCCCTCAGAGCCGCGCTCGCAGCATTCCGGCAAGTGGAACAACAACAACAAGTATTCATTGAAGAAAACGACACCGACGGCGAACCGCGATGTGGATACGCCTACTGGGACGAAAAGAGGGCAGACCACCTAGAACGTCTTGCCGAACGTGGCGAGCACCTGGCCGACGCGGTAGAGGACATGCTTAGGGAGCAAGGCAAATGAAGGACTTCTTTTCGTTCTGGCTGTATTCCCAACTCATGTTTCTACTAGGCATGGGTCTCGGCTTGTGGTTGGCGCTAGGCCGATGAACCACAAACAACTAAGGAGCAAGGCCAATGGCTGACGTACAGAAGCTAGCCGCACTACTCAACTCGTACGCCGAATACCGGGCCGCATACCTGAATGTCCCGGAACCGGTCACAGCATGCGACATGGAGCGCATGAAATTCACAGACTTAGCGATGTGGGTTGAAGTCCAGTCAATCCGCAAGGCCGCGCGCCTCATATCGGACCCGGAAGACAACGTTATCGGCCTTCCGTCATGGCACTGGGACAGATGGCTCGCAGAAGCGCGCGAAGCGCTAAGCACCTAGCCGGCCACCGACCCAACCCGTTCGCTTACCCCTACCCCGTCTACTCTGCACAGCTTTTAATCGCCAAGCTAGACAAAATGAAAAGTTCAAACGTATTGACGTTGTACACGCCGTGTACTAGTTTAGACCTGCCAACCACAAACAAAGGTACTCAAATGGCTAAATTTACTGCGATCATCATCCGCGCCGAAGACCAACTTGTCGAATTCGCAGAGTTCGACAACAACGAGGTCAAGCCAATGCAAGATGCTGTAGGCGGATATCTTCAAGCCCTAACCGTAAGCACACCGTGTGGTGATATCACCTTTTGGGTCAACGAGGAAGGCAAGCTACTTCACTTGCCAATCAATGATGCGGCCACAAATCTATGGTGGTTTTTCGCACCCGAGTTCACGAACCGCGATGTCCTTGTTGGCGACGCGATAATTACCGGTGGCGCAGATGGCAACGGCGACACACTTGGTGTCCCGAAGGTTCTAGAGAACGCGTTTAAAGACGCCATCATCGGCGTAGTTATCAAGGATAAAGGGTAATGCCCGCCGTATCACGCGAGATTAGTAATCGCGAGGAACTAGCCAAGCTACCCAATCTATCCATTGTCGTGTTCCGTGGCGCTGGTATGCAGCTTGCTTGGCAGCTCGATAAGGCATGGTTTGCGGCCGGAGACACCGAGTTCATGTTTACCCGCAATATTCCTGACGAGGCATTCCCTGCGATACAGGTTTGGGAAGGCGAGCCGAGAAGCTAAGCGGTTTGGTTGGTGCTGGTCCGCTTTAATCGGTCACGGTCTAACACCCGTGGCCGGTTATGGCAGACAAGAAAACCTCGGAAGGAAACAACATGCAGACACCTACAGAATTTCGCGTCTGGTACACCCACCAAGTCCCCGGCAATGCATGGGAGCAACCAGTGCCAGACCCGGCCACCGGACAGGCCATTCTGGACGCCATCTACTCCGTTGCCCTATTCCAGTTCGAAAACAATATGATTCCTGACTACGCCAACGCGGGCGGGGTGACATACCTAGACGAGGATGGCAACTGGTACGAATACGACCCGGAAGATTGGGCTTAAACCATGCCTACCCAGATTAGGGTTGAACTACCCCTGCCGATCGACATAACCGGAACCCTAATCAACATCATCGGCAAGACATGGCCCGGCACAATGATCAAGGATGACGGCACCGACTGGCGCAGCGAGCGCCGACTAGTCCTAGAAATCCCCGACGAACAGCGCCACAAGTCCCCCAAAAAGGCTAAGAAGTATGCCGAGGTTAAGCAGCACCTACGCGCCGAAGTTGACGCGCTCATGACCGAATTAGGCCCTAACGGTGCAGGCTTTGGCATACCCGAATACCTGGCCGACATCCTCGTAGGCATGGCGAAGATCTGGTTTACCCAAGAGCCCGACGCCAAGAACTACATCGAAACCACGGTGCGTGACCCAGAAACTCGCCACCGCTACGTGTTCTATGTCGCAAGGTCGGAGGGGCAGACACCACACGCGTTACGCACGCAGGCCGAGACCGAGCTAGAGGCCGTTAAGACTGAGCTGGCCGAAGCCAAAGAGCAGCTGGCACAGGCTAATGCCGAGTGGTCATACTGGGCCAACCGCTAAACACCTCAAGGAATATCATGCTTAGCGCGCTAGCCAGGTACCGTAACCGCATGGCACGACCCGTCAACCTACGCGACCTAGCCAGGACGCAAGACCAAATCAAGTCCGACATCCTCGCCTTCTACGATGAGATACGACACGCACACGAGCGAGGATATTCATATAACGACATCCTCGAATTTGTTGATATGCCACGCGGCACCCTTCAAAGCATTCTTAACGGACGCAACCCACGATTCAGCGTCACACCACAAATAAATATCTGAAAACCCTTGCAAAATTATGTACACGCGATGTACACTCGAAAAGTCACCTAATCAGACGAACCGCTGACCACGGTATAAAACGTCACAGTGACACCAACCAACCGCAGGAGAACCCGAAATGAGCACGACCACAGATGAAATCCGGCAGCGCTGCCTAGAACGGCTCAACCTCTCCGAAAATTTCACCGACAATGACCTGGCCTACGAACTCGACAGGCTCAAGGAAATTGAAGAAGCGGCCACAACCCTACTGTCCGCAATGGCAGCCGGTAACGATGACCAAGACACAACAAACTTTCTTCAACTCATGCTCAACCTGAGCATCGCACTCAATACCGACGACGTAACCGGCTGACCAACCAACCACACTGCACAGCTTATTAATCCCAAGGCGACCAAATGTTATTACTCGTAACAGTCCTATTCGGATTCATGGCACTAGTTGTCGGAATCGGCGCATCACACAAACTTGAAGCGCAACGGGAAGCACATAACCAACAACTCAGAAAAACCCAAGCCAAAGCCAAACGCATCGTCTCCGAATACGCCGACGAAATACTGAACCAAGGCTTTGAAGAAGGCTACAGACACGCAGAAGCCACACTCAAGTCTAAGCCGCACGGAAAGAAGCGGAAAGCCCATGCGTAACAGCATCAAGGACATGCCTAGCGAGGCCATCCGCAAGCTATTGCAAGGCGAGAAACAAACCCTCACCAAAGTGAGGGCTCGACTAGTCCGCGAACTAGCGGAACGTCAAGAAGAACTAGACGCCGTAAACCGGCGCTTAGACGAAATTGAACAGGGCGAACAGATCCTAGCTGGACGTTAGTTGTCCGGTTAAGCAGAGAACCGACCCAACCGGGGGGTTCGCTGAATAAGCAATATAGGTCTGGGCTTCCGCTTAACCGGACTACCCAAGAGTAACCCACTGAAAGGGGGAACCATGTCAGAACTCGTACCGCGTCGCCTCTACCCATGCAACCAGTGCCCATGGCGGCGAGACACACCACCCGGCATGTTCCCCACCGAACGATACGAAGCCCTCCGAAAGACATCCGGCACAGCCGGTGACGAAGCACCACTAGGCGCACCCATGTTCGCCTGCCACAAGACCACAGAAGGTCGCGAACAAGCATGTGCTGGCTGGCTAGCCACAGCGGGAGTCGATCACATCGGTGTCAGGTACGCGGTAGTCACCGGACGCATCCCAGGATCAGCCCTACAGCCAGGCGACGACTGGCCCGACCTATTCGACAGCTACGCCGAGATGGCGGCGACACAAGCCTTAAAGGAGCCCACGTTATGAAGCATCTAGCCCTGGCCGGCCTAATCGCCTTAGCCGTCCTGGCCGCGCCCACCGCCACCGCGGAACCGCCATGCGCAGCGTTCAATGTCTGCCAATACCAGCCCAGCTACAACGGACCTCTGCAACCGACCTGGAACACGCCAGGCACCTACGGGGGTTGGACAACCAACCAGGTGTTGTGCGATCCAGTGACGTATCAGTGCCACCAGGTCGTCGCCGGGAACTAGGCCCGCGCTCTGCACAGCTTTTAATCGCCAAGCTGGACGAAACACCATGCATCTTGCAGCCCAAGCCCGCATGAGCCATCATCGCACACATGTTCGATCCACTCTTCCGGGCTTTCGAACACTGGAACAGCTTGCCCAGCCACCCCACACTCACCCGACAGTTCAGGACCGTCTACGTCAACATGCTCCTAGCGCTACCAGGATGCGTAGACGGGGCGAAGACCGGCATCCACCGTGACATCAAAACCCATGGCCTAATCGTTAACCGCTGGATGAAGGGCACTCAGTTAGCCTGGATACGAACCACGTCAAACCACTGGCTAGGAATCGTTGAAGTACCCACTACCAGCGGAAACGGCTGGTCGGAAATCGCAATGAGGCTATGGCTTCCGCCGGCGACATTCCAGGCAACCAAGCCGCCAGATGTGCACCTGTGATGCTCCCCCGGCTGGATTCGAACCAACAACCGACGCCTTAACAGGGCGCAGCTCTACCAATTGAGCTACGAAGGAATGAACATGAGCTGGGTAGACATCTGTCAGAACATCGCCATCGCCGCACTAGGCGCAACGCTGAGGTACGACTACATCACCCGAGACAAGAAGTAGAGAGCCGCCCCCCGGAATCGAACCGGACTAACCAACTTTGCAGGCTGGCACCTAACCAATCGGACACAACGGCATAAAGTGGACCATCGGGGAATCGAACCCCGGACACCTGCATGCAAAACAGGAATTTTGCCAACTAAACTAAAAGCCCAAAGCGGAAAGCAGAGGGACCCGACCCCCAGCCCCAAACGGGACACCTAGTTTTCAAGACTAGTCGGCACTCCAACGGCCTGCTTTACTTTCCAAAATGAATACTGTGCGCTTATTAAGTACCCCGTGTAGGGCTCGAACCTACGACCTACTGATTAAAAGTCAGCAGCTCTACCAACTGAGCTAACGGGGCCAAACGTCGCCCACCTTACCATGTCCCCCGCCAGGGAATCGAACCCCGGACCTGCTGGTTAAGAGCCAGCAGCTCTACCACTGAGCTAGCGAGGGCTGTACGCTGCCTGCATGAATATGGATCATCACGACCTCACGGCCCATGCGGTTTCGCGGGCAACCGACGCCAAAGACATACTCACCATCACAAATCCACAGACAACCGAAGAGCGCTGTCTACACGCAATAGCCAACGCCCTAACATCGATCGCATGCTCTATGGCTGCGGCACAAGTTACGCAATTAACGTAACGGAGTGTGGTAGGCGAGATTTGAACTCGCGTCACCTGCTTGGAAGGCAGGGGTACTAGGCCCCTATACGACTACCACAATCAAATATCCAACATATTCACGCGCCGACTAACTGCATGCGCTGCTGCCGCATGAGCATACTCAAGACTACGCGCCATATCCGCAAACAAATCGGAAACAATACGCAGAAGCTCAGGCGTAAGTTCACCATCCGCCCACGAAACTAGATGACGAAGCGGCGAATCTGAACTAATCCTGCCGAACTCGCAGTCCTCGACTATCTCAAAGAACTTGTTCCGGATGTCCATGTCCCCGGCACGCGCCTTATCCTCCGGCATACTTCTTCTCATATTTTCGTGAAGGCGTAGCCGCTTCTCAAGGGAATGCAGTTTCTCGGCGCTCTCACGCAGATATTCGGGGTACCAAATCACAGGAATAGCCATGAGACTCATGATAGCTGGTTGCATCACGGACGGGGGTCGAACCCGCAATCTCTAGGTTGAGAGCCTAGCGAGATACCATTACTCCACCGCGACATATAAAAGCACCTACGCAAGGATTCGAACCTCAATTACCGGAACCAGAATCCAGTGTCATGCCAAATTAGACCACATAGGTTGGTGGCGATAGCCGGGAATCGAACCCAAGTATTCCGGGCCACAACCGGACGCTCTACCACTGAGCTACTACGCGTAGTTCCGGTGCGACTCGAACGCACACTAAACCGGGTCTAAGCCGGAATCCTCTGCCAATTGGGATACGGAACCAAAGCCGGATATACCGCCAGCCACGGTGATCGGGTCACCCTTAACAGGATGGGCAGATTATCTCCCCGCCTCCTCTACGCGCTACCCTCCTCGGACGCTTCAACCCATTGCAACCCGGACAGGAATCGAACCTGCAACGACCCGCTTTGGAGACGGGCGCTCTACCAGTTGAGCTACCGAGCTATACGAGCAACCCCAGCGTGCCGTAGCCAACCACCGAGGCCAGACAGATCGTGGGGCCGCAGCCGCAGAACCCGTACCTTGCTCACGCCGACATGACAGGAATCGAACCTGTGCGCTCCGGGGCTTCACTCCGGTGCTCTACCAACTGAGCTACATGCCGAATCAGGCCGACAGGCCCAAGCCGCTGAACTGCACAAACCAAACCCACATGAACCTAAGACGGGTCGCGGTAAGGTTCTTACAAGCCAACGGGGACAACAATTCCCAGCGGCGTAACCGGCCAAAAGGCCGGGGTCAAACAACTCCATAGAGTAAGGAAAACAACCCTCAATGAACACCAAAATTCGGATCTTCGCCGTGGTGCTACAAGCCTGCAATTTCGTAGCCCAAATCGTGCGAATTTTCATTGAGCTGAACTAGGGGAAGTCGTTCACCCCACGGTGGGCCAGCCTAAGAACTGGCCCACCAACCTAACGTACGCAGGGAGGGAATCGAACCCCCGTAGCCGAAGCGCCAGATTTACAGTCTGGAGGGCCTTGCCCAACAAGCCCAACCCACGCGTGGTCTGACTACAGGGATTTGAACCCCGAACCCCTGGCTCCCAAAGCCAGCGCTCTACCAAATTGAGCTACAGTCAGTCATCTCGCAACCTTTCCGCAGGTCGCGAACGTCAAGAGCCGCAAACCGGCCCCAAGTTTTCTGATTCCGGTTTACGTGCTGGTCATCATGGTCTACGTTGTTCCCTATGTCTCGTGACAAGACCTCTCGCAACCAGTACAAGACGTACTGGTGCCGGAATCTGCAACGCTGGCCAGACGTGCAGAAGGCCCGTCGTCGGGTCACGCCCGCTACTCGCAGAACGCTAGCTGCCCTCGCCATCACAGCCGTCATGATCGGGGGCGCGAAGATCGTTAGCGACGAGACTATGCCGGGCAGCGGATTTTCGCCCGTGCAGACCGCAGCAGCGGAACCTACTGGTCCTCCCGCGCCAACCGGAGGAATGACCGATGGTGGCGGGCAAGGCTTTCAGCCTCCGCAAATGCCTAGCTCAATGCCTGATTACCAGGGCGGCAACAACCAGCCACCGCTAGATCAGAACTCCGGAATTAGCATATACAATTCCGGCAATCCGCAAGCACCGCAACAGGTTCCGGGCCAACAGGGCGGGCAACAGGCCCAGCAAGCCCAACAGCCGGCGCATGGCACACAAATCCCGGACTACCAAACCAACCCCGGATACACCCAAGGCCCCGGCAAGCCGAACCCGGACTACCAAGCGCCGCAACAGCAGTCGCCGCAACAGGGCCAACAACCCCAGCAGCAGCAGCCTCAACAGCAGCAGCCAAGCCAGGCCCCCACACAGACTCAACAGCCCGAGCAGCCGCAGAACAAGCAAGACGACACCACGCAGCAGCTCAATGAGCGCCAACAACAGTGCCAGGCCGTCGCCCAGTCCTTTGGGAACCCCGCCGAAGAAGTGCTAACTGAGATAGTCGGTGAAATCCCCGACGCTCTCCGTAGCATGCTACCCAACGGCGGGTTGCCTCGTCAGGGCGGGCCATCTCGGTCATGGAGCAAAGAACCGTTCCCTGTGCCGGTTCCAAGCGGCGGCTGCAATGGGCAATGCCCACCCCCCGAAGTGAAAGCCCAATGGGGGGTTATCCGCACCGACCAGGTTAACGGATTCAAATCCCAAATTAACTCGCTTGACGATATGAAATCAGTAGCAAGAGAGCTGGAAGACTCTAAGTCTGACCTCCTGAGTAAATGCCAGTGGGCGGGCTACTTGCTCGCTGTCGTTACCGTTCCGGTAGGACTTCTCGGAAGGCTGGTACTTGGCTCAGCAGGATTCGGATGCGGCACCATTGATAGCACGATCAGTAACATGGTCACTCAGATGAACCGGGCAAAAGACGACGGCAAGTGCGGAGTAATGGAATTCCATTGGGACTTCTGGTTTAGATTCACTCCGCAGCGCTGCTTATTCTAACAACCATCAAAAGGCATACCACTGTGAACAGAGAATCTGCGGTCAAACTACTGCGAATAGTTAGAATAGTTCTAGCTGTCGGCCTGCTCGCCGGGCTCATACTGTCGTTCTTTACCGACCTGCATCTATCAAGGTTCGCCGTATTTGCGATAACAGCAGTCGTCATGGCCTTTGTGGTGGCCGACAGCTTTGTCAAGCATCCTGGCGAGAAGAGCAAGAAAAAACTGTACATCCAATTAGGCATTGGAGTACTTATATTCGCCGCCGTATGGGCTCTTGCAGCACTGTCGATACGCAGCACATTTGCTGGCGGACACACCAGTTCGGTTGACCAGCAAGAAACAGAGCAGACTTCATTCTCGTCAATAGCGGGGCAATTCCCGCCAGATACGAAAACGATCAATCCTGACTTTCCTGCCGGAACATGCGTGAATCTTCACGGGTCTCGCACCAACGCCCAAGTCGACAAAGCCGGATGCGGTTCACCGGAGAACAACTTCATCGTTGTGCAGCAGGTCCAGAAACCGAGCGAATGTGTTGGCGACGTAGACCAGAAGTACTACACCAACACAGCCGGTCGCGGCGAGTGGACAGTCTGCATGGATTACTACTGGGTCCAAGGCAGCTGCCTAAGCATGAACGGCTTCGAAATCAAACGGGTCAAATGCGATGACCACACAAAACCCGCCCGTGAGAAGCCGGTACGCCTAGCTCTCGACAGCACCAGCATATCTAGCTGCCCATCAGGCGGCTACGCACATCCCGTACGCAGATACGTCGTCTGCACCGAGACACAGCCGTAAAGCGGTCGCATCGGCAGGGATTGAACCTGCGGCCTCCGACTTATCAGGTCGGCGCGCTAACCAACTGCGCCACAATGCGATTACTACTTACCCCACACGCTTCACCGCTCAAGACGGGAGAGGCGACACGTGGGGACTACGTTGCGCAGGCGGGATTCGAACCCGCGACCTCACAGCTTATGAGACTGGCGAGCTGGCCAAACTGCTCTACCGCGCAATAGATCATCTATCTGGGGAAGACGATCAAAACCCAAGACGGCTAGGACCAAAACGCCGCGCTATCGAACTTCTGCCCACCTGAACGCAGGGCCGACCGCAACGAGGCCCTTAAGGCAACCGCCCCCGCGCCTTTTCTCGGTCTGGTCGCCCAGCCGAAGAACATAACTATCCCGGCCAAGATAAATTCCGCGAACGCGCCGTAAAAGAAATAGTCCATTCCACGATTCGGTTTCGGATAAGCGATTTGTACTTGAGGGATTATGGCTAAAGAGATCAGCAGGAAGCCGAACAGCCCTATCGTCAAACCAACGATTTTTGCGAAATCACCCGGCACCCGCCCCAGCCTGAAACAGGCATACAGCAATGCGAAAGCGATTACCGCCATTATCACCGTCTGGTAGTAAATATGCAGTGCGGAAGAAATCAACTGCATCGCAGGCAGATGCTTAAGTTGGTCCAACTCATCCGGAGTTGGTGGGTGGGCGGACTGATAGGTCCACAGAAGGGTGCCGGTGGCCATCGCCAGGGCCAGTAACGACGCGCACTCGACTAGCTTGCTGATGAAGGTGGCAATCTTGCGTTCCGACAGCCCAATCACCTTGGACAACAACATCATCGAACTCTGTCCGATACTCAGCATCGCTAGCATCGCGGACATCAACGCCCACACTGGATCGTCCATGCCGAAACAATACGATCCCCTGAGCTGCCTGCGTGGATCGAACACGCGACCTGTCGCTTACGAGGCGACTGCTCTAACCAACTGAGCTAAGGCAGCAATACGTAGTTCGGGTGGGAGTCGAACCCACAAACACCACATTTTGAGTGTGACGGCTTTGCCAATTTGCCTACCGAACCCCAACCGACCTAACCCGCGCGAGGCGCAACCGGCAGCAAGCACAAAGCCCGCTTCAAATGAGACAAGGCATTCAACAACCCACCATCACCATCTACATAAGCCCGCGCATAATCCGACATCTCATCCGGATACGCGCCAGCCTCATACGCATAGCCGGTAACCCGAAGAATCTCCTCAACCTGCTCAACAGTAGGAAGACCATCCCAAACCTTGCTACCGCGCCCCGTAGCAGCCACAGGACCACTGTCCGCACCCCAACCACCATGAGACCCAATCACCGCAGCACCCCCAAATGCGGGCGCTCAGACACCGGAGGGCGGCCAAACGGATAGCGCATCGTCATTCCCCATCTCCAACTTGTAGTCCTCACACTCATCACAGACACAACCCGGCGCATACGACCAACTAGGAGCACTCGCCATGAAACAACTCCCCCGCACGCTCACGAACCACGTCGCCTAAGCGAATCAAGTCATCACAAACATCACATCTGCACTCAACATCAGACTTGTACTCATCAAGCACTCTTGTCGCCCTCGTCGTCCTCATCAGTAAGCGACGCAATAACAGCCATCACCTTTGGAGCCAGACCAAACGCCTGCACCCACTCAATAAGGTCCGCACGCTCTGAATCCTCAAGCTCAGAACCGCCCTGGCCTTGCGACAAATCAATAGTGCGCAGATCGCCGTCACCATCAATGTATTTAATGACCCGCAGTTCAGAGACCAGAATGTTGGACTCGTCCAAGTTGTATTCAGACATGTTTAGTTATAACAACCAATCCCGAGAAACCTTGTTCCTCGCTTTACTAGTAGGCGGTCGATTACCGCGACGCCTATTGCAATCCAAATGCGCAGGCTTGCCGTTCGAATCCGAAGTCAACAACGGAGAATCCGGAGGCAGATCACTAACCGGCGTGACGTGATCAAGCGACCCCGACCACGGATTAGCTTTCCTGCTGTGCCCCTCGCACTCCGGGCCACACGTCAACGGAATCTCGTGCGCGTTCTCCCACGTATAACCATCTGTCCGTACGAACTGGCAGATCGGTTTCAGGTTCGGATCAATCGGAGACTTGCATAGATGGCAGATACCCGACTTGCTAAGCACCCTGCGCCGCATCCGCAGATACTCACGCTCGGTACGGCCAGCATTCTTCGTCGTCTTCTTCCGCAAGTTCCCCGGCATCTAACCCCCACTCCGCTATGGCCTCCCCATGCCTGCCCTTCCCTGATTTACGTTCCCGGTACCGGTTACGGTGCGGAACAGCAGCATTGGACCTACGAAGCTCAAGACGGGCGCGGTAGGCCCTCACCCTGGCTCACACGCGCCACCGTGGCCACACAGACCCCAACAAGGCCCACGGTGGCATTCATGCGGATCTAGGCGCCCCAGATGGCACGCACGCGGCAACTCCGGACACTCGCCCACGACAGCCTCTAAAGCCAGTTCGTCGGCATGCTCATACAACTCATCACCAGTCATCAAGCGCCACCTATCAAATGAATCGCGTGAATCATCGTCTCGGGAAAGTGCCTAGCCTGCATACGTTCTGCCTGCTTAAGCGTCAGATAGATACGCGGATAGGCTGCCGTAGACGAACCACCGCCGATGTTGTAGACCGCCTTACCTGTAGCAAGCGGGTCATACAACATGTAGATCGTTGCCACTACGACACCGCCGCGCGGACAACCGCACATACAGCCGCCGCAATCACAACCGCTACAAACAAAGTCATTTGATCGCCTCCAACAGCTTGCAAGCTGCGAACTCGTGCGCATGCTGACCAGCCTCACCGGCCCGCTTCACAAGACGCATCATCTTGTCCTCCGGCAGAGTCACAAGGATCTGCCTATCCGGCGGCGGCTTAGGTTTACTTACGGCCATACAACCGCTCCCACCAATTCGGATTAGCGTCACGATAAGCATTACGACCCGACCAAACAGTTGGGCGTGGCTGCACATACGGCTCGCAACCGACCACCCTCAGATGAGGATCGCTTCGAGTTAGACGCGCCAAAGCCTCAGCTCTAGTAAGCAGCCGATTCGAATAGACAATCCAAGGCTTGCCTTCCGTCACTTCAATCCACCAGTTCTTACTCCGGGTCATAGTCGTAGTCCTCCCAAGCCAGCAACTCACGCTCAGACCCCTCCAAAACGCCCGTAACCGAGTTGTACGCAAGGAATCCCACAACATTCGGATCAACACCCGCAGCCAACAAGGTCGCGGCCACAGCCGAAGTCAGCTCAACCAAACGGCTCTTAATTGGACCGCTCACAATACATCCCGATCAAGCCAATGCCACTGCATCCGATGCGGAAGCGCGCACACGTTCAGCGCGTCCCGAATCTCACGCGAAACATCACCCACAGTCGCCGCATCAACCAACACTCGACCAAACCCACAGCCCTTCGGAGCCTTAAATTCCCGCGTCGAAATACTCAGCCATTCACAAGGATTCAAACCAAGGGCTTCCCCGACCTCGATACATGCCGGGTGAGTGCCCGCCAGGATCGCGCCCTTAATCAGGCTCGACCGCCCATGGCTTGATGGGCGGTCGAGCCATGGGCGCGTAGGACGCTTCCACGAGTACGGATGAGGGTTGGTCCAAGTCTCGATCACACCACCATCAATCACACCGGCCTCAACTCGCTAGAACGCTGCGCACGCTTGCCCCGCGACGTAGCCCGACAACTCTTGCTCTTACAGCGGTACATCTGATACAGGAAACCGCTTGTCGCGTAGAATTTTACGCCGTCACGTTTCAAGTCAGTGCCATTGCACTTAACGCAATGCAGCAACTCGTCGTCGTTGTCCTCATACAGAGACAGATTCAGCTTTGACCAGGGCAACCAGCGTTCCATGAGCCGGCCCGTAAGAACCGTGTCATGCTCGCAGTACTCGCGCATGATCTTCTGAGCTGCCCGACGCTCCGCACGTGTCCCGTACCGGATGTCATGCCACAAATCAGTTCCACCGTGCAGAACCTTCCGGTCCCCCAAGTAGATTCGTGACGACCAATCCAGTTTCAGGGACAACAAGCCCTGCTTAAACTTCTGCTTAGTCAGTTTCACAAGGTCGAAACTCTTGTAAGGCGTTGGTGGGCCAAGTTTTAGGCGTTCGAACTCAGCGTTAAACCATTGCAGGTCGAAACGATCACCGTTGTAGGTGACCACGATGTCAGCCTCATTCAGCAGCTCCCAAGCCGCACGAATCATCCGGTCGTATGCATCGCCGTCAGCATCATCCCAAGCCGCATGAAAGATCACCTTGTCAGAGCCGCGCCACTGCGCGGCGAAACACAAGATGCGAGACGGCTTTACAACCCTATCGATGTGGATGAACGGCTTGTACAGGCTGAACGTTTCAACGATGGCGCGTTGCGTCTCGATATCAACGGTCAGGATCTTTGCGGCCACTAAACGCCCCCAACGTAGGCCGGGGCATGCGCCACATCCCCAGATCCGAGACCTATCCCCAGATGAAAAGTTCCAGCCGCCTTGACAACCTTGTCAGCTTCGGCGCGTAAACGGTCAATCTCAAAGTCAATGAAGATCTTGGCTTTCTCTAAATCCTCGATCCGTCCGTCAACCGTCACGCCTTTGTTCTTGCCGTCCATGCGGGTACTGCGCGCCACGTACTGCACGGCCTGCGCACCACAACCAGTCAACTTGCCCGATACTGCGATCAACTGAACGTCGCCAAACTGGTAGTACTTAGGCGATGTCGCGTCTGACATTCAAGAATCCCCCCACCCTGCGCAACACATCGCAGAACCGAGTGATCGGGTCCACGGAACGCGGCAAGGCATTAATTAGGTGCAGAGCCAACATGATTGGCACCACACGAGCGATTACAGGACGGCTCACTAGGTAGCGGTCCCATCCCTCGCTTAGAAGTTCGTTGACGGGAGCGGCAATCTCGTAGGCGATGATCACGCCCAGCAAGGCCGACCATGCGATGTCCGCTGGTCTCATCCCCCCACCCCCTTTAGAAACGCGGGCAGCGGCCAAGCTGTCCCAATCATCACTTGGCCGTGCCCACGCGGTGCAGCCAGAACCGGCAAGCGGGCGCACCAAACCCTCTATGGCCTTCGTAAACGTGCCCACGCAAGGTCTTGCCGAACCTCACGCAGTTCATCCTCAAGCGCTTGAATCCTCCGCGCCGCCTCAACCTCTCCCGGAAAGAGGTCTGACAGGGCCTCGACAACTTGATTCGCGGTGTCGGCGTACCCGTTCGAATACCGAACCCTCGACAACGCCCATTCGACTCTGCGGGCAAGCCTGTCCTGGCTCGTCACAGAACCTCCGGCAGCTCAACCACCGGGTCTATTCCCGCGCGACAAGCCCTGCAAATTCGGTTACCCGACCCCCACACCTCGGTATTCTCCGGCGTGTACTCATGATTCCTACGGCACGTGTCATACCGCGCAGGCTCATCATCCGACTCGACATGCCAACACAGATTCTCGGCACGGTTATCGGAGACGTCACCGTTTTTCCACTTAGGTGTAGCACCTTCAGGACGGGGGCCAACAAACGCGTTCAACACCAAAAGGTGAACATCACGCGGACGCCCTTTGATCTTTACGCGTCTCCGGCCCCGCTCATCCGTCCATTGAGAAAGAGTTTTACGCTGACTTATTACTTCCGCTTGGTCGCTGACCTTATAGCCAGTCTCACCAACAATTTCAGCCCACAATTAGATACACTTCTCCCAACAGAATTATTGTAGCAACAAACCAAGTTCCCTTTACCGAGTTGCCATCGCCGCCAGAATATCCCCCACTTTGTAGCTTTTACGCGCCCCGACTTTCTTGCCGGAATACAGCCCGTCACGCTCCCAGTTATAGATATCCCAGACGGTGACCGGGTGGCGGTCTGCAATGGATTTTGCCGACGCCCATTCATTGACATCAACAATCTCGTTATTGCAGACCCACCCTTGCCCCCAGGCACGCATGCGGTCATCTACCGACTCGCAGGCCGCAGCATCGACAAGCGCCAAACTTTCCCGGTACATGTCGATGATGCGTACAAGCCGCCCTACGCGGGTGTCTTTAGGCCATGGCCACAAACCCGTCACTTAGTAGAGAACCGTCAGAGGATCAGGTACCCGCTTGCGCTCGCGACGAAGCTCGGCCACCCCGACTACTAGCTCGATGAATGACCCGACCACCGTAAGCACAGCGCCTATGCGCGCCCACTTCACGCTGCCGCCTCCAAGTCCTCTTCACCCTTATCGAGCATCTTGGTTTCATGCTCAAAGAAGATCGGAGACTTAGCCTTAAAGATGCGCGGCACCTGGCCCTCCACACGGACACAAATGCCCTCATCCACCGAAAGCGGATCGGAAAGCGGCAGCGCAGCAGGATATTTGTCCGCAAGATTCCTATCAAGGTAAGCATCCACGTAAGCCCTGGTAAGCATTGGCTCATCCTCCGCCTCCGCAAACTCATCGAGCATATGAATTACCGGCACCGTCTTAACACCGATCGCAGCGCAGAACTGCTCCACGCCCTCCCAAGACAGATCAGCGATGACACCCTGACCATTCACTGTCGCAACCCGGTACACGTACAGTTCGCGATCACCCGGCAGCAAGTTGTAGGTGTAGCCCTTCTGGATTGGCTTCTCTTCACTCTCCCAGCCGATCAGCTCCCCGTAAACAATGAAGTTCTCCGGGATCAGCCCCTCAAGCCGCTTCGCGTAATCGGCCCAGATATCCGAGTCGTAGTAATTGTTGTTCTCAGACCGGCCCTTAACGACCCGGCGGGAACCCGCGACATCCTCAAATGCCGTATCCGGGGTAGCGATTCGCAGCCACTTGTTAACCACAACCCGCTCAAGCCAACCCTTATCGCGGGCGGCAGGAACCCGGCCAATACGGATGCTCGTGCCGTGCAACTTCTGAGTCACCACAACCCGTTTAGGCTCCCGGAACACATGCCAGTTCCTAAACAGATGCTCGGTATCCAAATGCATGGGGAATAGCTTCTGATCGACCCGCTGACGGATCTTCGGCTGCCCCGGCGCGCCCTGTGCCCGCTTGCCCGGAACCTCATACTTACGGCAAATCTCATGACCGTTCAGCGTGTCGAACGTGTCCCCCACCTCAAGCTGAGACACGTCAATGCCCGTGTAGGCCAGCGACTCAAGCGGCATGAGTAGCGCACTAGAGTTGTTCTTACGCAGCCGGATTGCCTTAACGCGGCGGTTAGCCTCCAAGTAGCCGGCCTCCGCGCCGGCATCATCGTTAAGCGTCGGCTCACGGTGCAGGTTGTTTAGGCGCGCATACTCTTCGGACAGCTGAGTTTCCGCGACGAACAACACCCGCAGGTCTCCGGCCTTGATGCCTTCCTTCTGCGTGAGCACCTGGTACCCGAACATTGGGATTGCGACCAGGTTGTCTAGGCCCAGAACCCTTAGAGGCTCTGGTACCCGGACGACAACCGCCGCATAATTCACATTCTTAGGTGTTTCAAACTTCACTATTTACCCTCCCGCAAAACATTAAATTCAGGACTCAGCAGCTGCGTCAAATGCAGAGAAGACATAGCAGTCCCAACCGGAAATTGATTTAGTCTGTCTTCAATGTCCATTCCGGTTTAGAAAGGTGCTTCGTCCTTAGAAGGCTTAGCGTTGCCCCACGGATCGTCGTCCTCACGCTTACGACGGGCCAAAGCCGCAGGACCAACAAACTCCGCCTCAATCTCGTAAGAACTACGCTTCTCGCCGTCGCGGTTCTCGTAAGGCTTCTGCTTTAGCTTGCCCCAGACCCCAACTGTGTCGCCCTTACGCAGCTGCTCGGCCGCGCCCTCCGCATATGCTCGCCAGGCGTTGACCCGCAGGAACACGGTGTCTTCATCCACCCACTCGCCGGACTGCTTGTCGTACCGACGAGGAGTTGACGCGACCGTGAAGTTAGCGACGTGGACGCCGGAGGGCAGCTCCCGTAGCTCCGGGTCAGCGGTCAGGTTTCCGACAATGAAAGTGTATGTATCAGGCATGAATTACCTCCCTTTCTGTAGCAAGGATTTCGTTTATTGTTGAAGCGTCCGGTAGCGGTATTCCGGCCTTACGCGCAACAAATGGCAAGTCAGACGGCGGCACGAGCGTCTTATACGATGACCTCTTTTTGCCGTCAATGTTTCGAGTCTTAGTAATCACCTTAAAGTGATGCGCATATCGTTGGTACGGCGTATTGTGCATATCGCCGCCTTCAATGAGCACATCATTCTGTCTCAACAACTTGAATAGAGTGTTTTGGCCTATGTTTCCAAGGATCTTCGCGACCGTACCTATCGAGTACGCGCCATCAGCATTTGCAAATTGATCCCATGCCGCGACCTTAGGTGCGTCGATCACGACCTTAGCTTCAAGCTCAATATTTCGGGCTTCCGAAGCGACAGCCTTAGCACGCTCAGACCTCGCGAGGCTTAATAGCTCGGCGAACTTCTCAAGCATGGTGTCCGGATTGGACAACTCGGCTTCTGCACGCGAACCCGGCTCGATGTATGCTCCACCCGATTTACGAATAGTTGGTAGCACTTCGGCAGTAATCCAACGCCGGAATCTCCGAGCTTCCGGCTTCCGGCTATCCAAAATCAAGTCATAAAGACCAGACTCATTAACCATGTACATGTTGCGCCTCTGCGCCCCAGAGCTGACTGCACTACTAGTAAAGTCAGCCTCATCGACCCTGCTCAGGGCCTTGGACACGTTGCCGAGTCCCAGGATGTCCAACACGTCTCGCGCTATCCACCACGGCTCACCGTCAATGGTCACCACCCGTACGTCACGGCCATCAAATACGAACGTGCTTAGATCACTCATATCAACCCCGCCTCTCTGTGAATCTCTGCCGAAATGGCTTCAACCTGTCCTGTGCTATAGCCCAATCCGCGCAAAGCCTCAGCGCGAGAAATAGCCCCAATCTCAAAGAGCTCCAAAATTTCATTCTTTGAAAACGCCCGTCTAGCGTTCAGACTCATTTTTCCTTAGCCTTTAGGAGGCAATACGCCTCGTAGTCACCCTGTGTCAAAGTGGTAGCGCAATCCGCATTCGTGCACATAACGACACCCGAACCGACCCACGCACCCAACGTCGGCAAATCACACTCGGGACAGGGAGCCCGACGCCGCTCCCAAACCCTGCCCAACCCCACAATCCCGTCAGCCTGCGAATGCAACCCACGAACACGCAACGCAAATGACACACCGTCGATAGACCCATTCCAAGTAACGATGTCCCGAATACGCGCCTCGGGCCGAAGAGACAGAACCGACAGCGCGCTATCGATAGCGTTAATTAGGTCCACGACACGGACGTTCAGCGGTGACGACGGTTCCGAACTTCCGCCTACCCGCTCACCACCAGCGCTAGAGCCCTTAGCCTTAAATGACTCCAATGCGCGGCGATACTCCGGCAGCTCAGACCAGCATTTCTCAATGTCGTCAATGCAGCGGGGGCACAGCCCAGGCCGCACGACCACCGCTGGCCCCGTCGAGGTACGGGCTACGCAGTACTTCCCGGACCGGCAATGGTTATCCATCCTGCACCTTCTTCTTGCGTTCCCGATAGGCGCTCTTGGCAGCCAATCTGCATGCGCGGCAACGGAATGTGCCAGGTGCATGCGGGACAGCTTCGGCGTTATCTCCGCTTACCTCGTGTAGCCGCTTGCGACACAACCGCGCCGCCGACTTGTCGCGTAGTTCGGTTCGATCCCATTCGTCTAGGCCACCCCAAACGCCGTAAACCTTCTCGCCCGTGCGGTTTTCCCAAGCAAGGGCATAGTCAAGACACTCCTTAACTACCGGACATCCCTGGCAGATCGCCTTGGCAGCTTCGGTAGCGACGGTTCCCCGCGCCTTAGGAAAGAACGCGCCGTCATCGTCAACGCCCTTGCATGCCGCCCCCGGTAGATGAGGTATGTCCTCTATCCCGAATGTTGGGGTGTGCTTGCGCTGGTTGATATTGATCCCGGATAGAACTGGATCGTTGTTTCCGTTTAGCGTTCCAAGGTCGCTTCTAAGCGGGCCTGCCCTCACGCGGCCTCATTCGACATTCTCACTCACCTTAATTTCGATACGCGAATTCTTTGGTTGCGTTTGATCAATAGATAGACTTAATTTGGTTACCCATTTCGAATCGTCGCCAGGCCAAACCCCAGACTCGACCATGCCGTCTAGTGCGGCTTTCGCGAATGGTCCGAGTGAGTCAACGTCACGCCGTCGCCTGTCTGGAACAAACCAGGTGATTGCGACTTGTGACGGGCCTAGATTCTTTATTCCGGCTTGCCGGATAAGCCAGGCAACGGCCTCCCCAACCTGTTGCTTGGCCTTCCGGACTTGCGGCCACGTCCACCGACGCTGATCGTTGGATAGCATTGGTGGGCGTGTCATGGGCACCGTGATTAGGTGCTCCACCAACTTATCCCTTGAAGCCGGGCCAGTCCGGATGCAGCAGCACCAGCTCTGTCCTTAGCTTTTCGCCCTGCCTCAGATAGACGGAGTTGTCTTCGCGGACAGCCGCTATGTCTGCGCCCTCAAGGACGATTGTGTGGGTAGCGGTGTTGTACTTAAAGACGACGTGTGTGTCGGGGAGACTGATCTGCACACCTTCTGGAGTGATCGCCACACCGCCGTTCCCGGTAATTACCATGCTGCCCATTACCAGTAATCTCCGACCGTCTTTCGCCCGCCGCTAGAGCCCACCATCGCGTCTAGCGTGGCTCCGACACCACCGACATTCCAGTGATCGGACTGGCCTAGCGTCTCCCCTATGCCGGTCATTGCGTCGCCAGGAATGTCGGTACCCACACGCTCAGCGGAAACCAAGTCGTAGTGCGTATAGCCGTCCTCCTGCTCAGCGGAGAAGTTGAACCGCACATCGATATATGGCATCAGAAGTCTCCGGGCTGGACCTGCAAGCACTTCAAACCCAATGCCCGCCAGAGATTCACAACCTGGTCGCGATCATCCAGCACAAACCGAACGTTGTACTTGCCGCGAATATGCTGGTTGAACAGGTCGTACTTCACCCGGTAGTCAGGCAGCTTGTTTCCGTTGGCGTCCTTAGCTCCGGTGGGCCGCATGTGCAGCTCATCCCGATAGATGCGGTTGTCAACCAACCATTTATCTGTAGCCTCGCGGCACTCATCGTCTCGACCAGATACGAATAGAACGTGTGGCGGGCCTTCTGGCGTGTTGTCCGCACCAGCGATGGTGTTAACCAACCAACGAACATGCTCATCAACTGTGTCCGTGTGTACCTGCGTGTAGTCGTACGGTGACCGGCCAGCCATGTGTGCAACCGTGCCGTCAATGTCCACGATGATTGCTTCCGGTAGCCCGTCGATCCATTCGACCGGCTCAGGTGTGAAGGTCTCAAGCTGAGTCACCTTGGGCCAGTTCTTAATCGGGTACCGCTTAGCCATCCGCTCAATCACATCAGAGCCCACGTAACGCTCACCCCGAGCCTTACGCAACAGGTCGTTAGCGGCACACTTGAGCTGGCCGGTGTCAACGTCGATTACCTCGAACTCGGCTCCGTACTGCGCGGCCATCTTCTGCCACTTACGCAGCCAACGCGGCTCCAAATGCGTAGCATCCACCACCACTGACGTACCCGACTTGAGCAGCGCATGTACCTGCGCACGCTCAGCCGTCGTCACCTGCTCTTCACACTCCGTCATGCCGGTGTAGTGGTTGTCGTGCAGCATCTTCCGTAGGTCATCGCGACAGACCCGGACAGCGCGGGTTGCAGCGGCAATCTCTTTAGCCTTGGTGGACTTTCCGGAGCCGGGGTACCCGCGCATAGCGGTTAGTTTCAATGTCACTTATCGGCAACTTTCCGTGGATCACCACTGTTTAGATCCCGCTCAACCTCGGCAGCGGCAGCGCGCAGAGCGCCCAAACTGCGGTCGCGCCGACGGTCTCGCTCAAAATTGGCATGTACTAGCTTGGCAATAGGAATGGCCTTAAGGCGTAGCCGTTCCGGCGTCGCTTCACCGTCAAACCATGAGGAGTGCTCCTCGCACACGAAAAGACCTATAAACTTGATCTTTACGTGCAACCGAGGCGCGTTAAACGTTGGGTCGTACCGTACGCTCCACTTGTGAAATCTCGGCAGCTTGGGGAACTCCAACTGATCCGTCACTACTTCACTCACTCTTGCTCCTTAAGTATCTTGCGCACATCCGAAAACGTCTGGCGCTTAATGAATTCCCCGTCTTCCCACACCGGCTGTAACAAACTGTTCGACTCAGCGAAAAGTCCCGCCTTCTCCATCAGGTACATGCGCATTTGGGCATTGCCTCGCTGCGGGCGTTGCAAGACCGCCAGACGGCCAGTTGCAGACTTCTTAGTTCCGTCATCGGTAACCGGGTCCTTAAGCAGGTTCACGCCCCTGCCGTCAACCTCAACCCAAGTCGCCTTCATCGCAGAACCAAACGTGTCCCGTGTGTTGTACTGGTACGTAAAGGAACCCACACCAAACACAACATTCGTAGACGCGTAGCCCAGTTTCTCCATGCGCGCCGTGATGGACCTAGCCCGATCCAATGTGATCGAATCACCGTAGATCGCTCCGACTTTAGGGTTCAGCTCGATGAACCCGGCGATGTTCTTGCGTCCACCGAAATGCTCGTAAAGCAGGCCCAGTACGCCCATCCACTGCGGCGAACCAGTGGGCGCATTCTCATCACCGCACAGGATCGTCTCGGGGTCTCCCGAGTCGGGCCGAATGACCAGCTTGCCGTCGCGGGCACAAACCTTGTCCCTTAGAGCCGGTAAGTACTCAGTGAGCACCCGCCACAGATCGAACGTGTCTGCCACGACTGCGACCGTTCCAGTCGGATACAGATCCAGGAGGCGCGAGAACGTCTCTTGCTCCCCCAGCGTCGCAATACCTGTGCACATCACCGAATGTTCGGTAGCGGGCACGCTGGACACCTGGTATGGCCCGCCGTAGTAGCGCTCAATCCAATCGAGCGACACCAGGGAGTCGGTACCCGTGAATGACAGGAGGTGCGCCGCACCGGACACCGCCGCGGACTCATGCGAGGACATGCCCCGATACGAGAAGTCATGACACTGCCAGTCGATATCGGTAGGGTCACCGCCAGTACGCAGGGCCGCACTCTCCAAGACTTTGCGGTATTCGTGCGCGATGGTCGCTGACGTGCTCGCTTGCCAAAGGCCGGCGGATAGCCCTGTCTCAACAAAGTTGGTCAACCAGGCGAAATCAGGGTGCGTGTTCTCCACCGTGAATGAGGGCACACCGATAGGAACTAGCGTGCCCTCAGGGACCGCGCAGAACCGCAACGGCAGGTATCCCAAACCATGCAAGGCGAGTACATGGTCGTACCCGATGCCGAGCGCTGCACCCTCTCCAAGAATCTGCTTGATCCGGTTCAGGTAGGCGATCACCACATCGACTTCATCCGCATTGAAGAACGGCGCGAACTCATCCATCAGGTACCGCTGGATGTAAGCCTGCAACCCGAAATGAACCACCTTGTCAACACCAGGGATTCGGCTCTTGCGGTTGGTGTAGTTCGAGTAGACCCGCGTGACGTTTCCGCTTAGCGCATACTGCCTGCGGTGGTCCAGTTTGTATGCGTCCGTGTGGAATAGCGGAGCCACGGGCGCGTAGTCAACACTCACTTAGATAGTCCATTTCTCATAGCGTTGAACATGATTGGGAAAGTCGGAACAATCGAGAACGGCCTAACCGCACCCGTGTAAGCACCAGGGTGTGAATCCGTGGTGTAGATCCGCCCGTAGTGGTCATGCAGCTGACCGGCCTTGCCGGAGAAGATGCCGTGCGTAACCCACAGGTCGAGCTGATCCTTTGGCAGGTTCAACATTTGGGCTAGGCCAACGAATGTGCCGCCACCGTCACAGATGTCATCGACAACCAGGTAGCGCCAGTCTTTGGGTGTGGCACCGAGCATCCGCATCCCGGTAATCCGGCCGGTAGCGAAATCGCGTTCCTTCTCAGCCCTCACCGCCGGGCAGCCCAAGTGCGCGGCGATGGCGCTAGCGCGCGGCAGTGCCCCCTTGTCTGGGGCAATCACAGCGTCATACCTGCGCCCCATCAAAGCCCGGTCAATCAAGGCGGTCGCATCCAGTTCGACCACGTTGTTGTATGGTTTAACCCCAGCTTCCGAATGCCCATCCACAGCGATAATCTTCTGTGCGCCAAGCGAGTTGGCAAGCCACGCATAGGCCGCAGCACCCTTAGGTGTGCCACGGTCAGCGCGAGCAGCGGGCAGGTAGGGCAGCATGAGCACGAACGGCTGCATCCTGTATTGGGCGTGTGTGGCCAGCAGCGCAGCCTTAACCAAATCGTTTGGGTCAGCGCCGCGCACATCCGCAATCCATGTCACCCGACTATTCGGGTAGGTGTGGATGTTCCTTAGATGCCATTCACCGCCTGGAAACTGGAAAGGTTCAGCGACGTTACTAAAGGTTCCCCGACCCTGCACGTAAGCTTTGAAACTAATTGTCACGTTCGTATTCCTCTTCGCATTCCGCGAGTGAACCGTAATAAATCTCGTCCTCGCATTGATCACAGATACCGTTTGCTCACGCGGTAGGCGTATCTTTCGCATCGCAGGCAAATCACGGCAGTGCTCCAATTTCGCCCTTAGCCCATTTCTCTAATCGGGATACTCGTTCTTCCAGGCTCGGGCCGTCCGACGACTTGAGCCCATATACCAACTCCAAAATCGAATCAGCCGCAGCCAGGCAAGAGGTCTCGCTAGGGCTGTATTTCGTTCCTGCTGCAACTTCCGTCCGTGCGTTAAACACCAAGGCCGTATGCTTGTAGATAAGCGCCGAGATTAGGTCTCGGTCACTGCTTTTCACTTGCCTCGGCTTCTCGCCATTCGCCCGCCGCGAAAACATCAGTAGCACCTCCAGGAACTACACTCGGAACCCATTCATCAAGACACTTCACAAACACAGGGCACGACAAACACACGTCCTCAAGCTCCAATAAATCCCTATCGGAAAGCTGCGAACGCGCCTTAGTGAACCTGTCATCCCCGTGACATATAGCGGCAGACTGCCAATCCTCCGGCCTCTGCGACATGAGCCGTTGAAGATCCCGGCTCATTGCGTTATACGGGCATAATTTCCCTCGAATTGCATAACGAGGTCTCCCAATTTTCCCTGCCTATTCTTGCCTACGATCATCTGCACAAATCCGGGGTCGTCTTCATCTGTGTGCAGCAGAATCACGCAATCCGCGTCCTGTTCAATCGCACCCGACTCGCGTAGATCCGCAATCGTCGGCGCGCGAGGCTTGCCGTCCTTAACCGGCCCGCGATTCAACTGCGCAGCCACCACAACCGCCGCGTTCAACTCACGTGCAGCCATCTTGAGCGTGCGGCTAAAGTGCGCCACCTGCTCTTGTCGGGACACCCGCTTATCGGATGGCTCGATCAGCTGCAAGTAATCGACCACCAACACATCAACCTTGCCCCGAGCGCGACAGTGAGCCACGATCTGCTCAACCGTGATCTGTTCTCGGTCAACGATTTGCAGCGGTAGCCCCTTGTTCTCTTCGGTGAACTTGGCCACCCGATTCGATGCCTCAATGTCCAGTCGCCGCCGCGCCAGATCCGTAAGGTTCACATCCGCGCCCTGCGCCAGAATCCGCGTCATAACCTCGTTGGCTGACATCTCAAGCGAGATAACAACCGACTGAAAATCGCGGTAGGCGACGAACTGTGAAAGCTGCGTAGTTGCAACGCTTTTACCGACTCCTGGCCTCGCTGCGACCACATACACGCGGCCACGCTGTAGACCACCATTCAGGCGGTCATTGAGACCTGGCCAAGGCGTCGGGATAGGCTTACCGGCCTCGCCCTCATACCAGGCATTCCACGATGTGACGAGCTGGTCAAAGTCCTGCGCGGACTTCTCTGCCTGTTGTACATCACGAAAGAACTTCTCGGCCTGCGCAACCATCGCGTCCATGTCCTCGACCGGGACATCGTTAGAAGCCAATTGCCTTAGCCGCACACCTAATTCACCGAGACGCCGCAGCCGGGCCTTACCCGCAACAATCTCCGCGTACTGCAACCCAAACTCGGGGGTCGGCACCGTCGATATCAGCGTATGCAGATACGGCGCGCCGCCAACCCTGGTTAGCTTCCCCGCCCTGTCGAGCTGGGCCGCTACCGTCACCGGGTCAACGTCAACGCCCGAGAGCCAAGTATCCACAATCGCCGTGAAGACGAGCCCATGGTTAGGCCGGTAGAAGTCGTCAGGCTTCAAAACCTCGGAAACCTCGGCTAAGGCTTTCTCGTTGAGCATCATCGCGCCCAACGCGGACTGTTCCGCTGTGATGTCTTTCGGAATACGGTCCTCGTCCGTCACTTAACCCTTTCTTTAACCTCAAGTAGCCAATTCTTTTGGGCCTGCCGGATGCACTCACGGCGCGTATCAGCGCTAAGGCCGCTAGGCAGATCGGGGACCGTGAACACAAACCCAAATGGCTTAAGCGGGGTTACATCCCCGGTACGCCAGCAGTCCCTAAGCACGTTCAATAGGGATTGGGTGTGCTTGTGGGTGTTCATCGCCTGCGACACCAGCGACGGCAGTAACGCCGGAGACAGATCCTTTTCCGTCCACAGAATCAGGCCACGCTTGACGTGTTCCAGGTCGATACCCTCCGCGATCAACTCGGCTGCACGCCGCGCTAATTGCTTACGGATAGCGGATGGATGCTCGACCGGCACAACCTCACGCACCAACGCCCCGGCAGCGGTGTCCGGTTCTACGTCATCGTTCCAATGGGCGTAGTCCTTCATCACATATCCGGAGCTGGTCTTTACCCAAAGCCGTTCACGCACAAGAGCGTCAATCTCTTCCCTTGTGCCTAGATCCATGGCTACGGACTCTGAGACGTGGCCGGCTGTCCTGTCGTATCGGCAGCGCGAGTTTGCGCGCGCCCACAGCCCGATTGCTGCATTCCCAGCCGCTTTGGCTTTGGGGTGGTTCCAGAACTCCCGGTGAATCCTGCCGTTATCACTCACTCTTCATCCCTTGCCTTGAATCCAGCGCAAGCGGGCCACCAGGCCCGAACGTCGGACGATTCGGACCCTGTTTCACGCGGGTAAGTAACCCGTCCTCCCGCCTCTAGCGGGATTAGGCATTTCGGCCACCGTCTCATCACCCGGTACACGCAATCCCCGCATTTCAGACCTTCGCCTCCCCGGACACGGGCGGCCTGGTCGTGCAGCCTTATCGACTTACCTAACGGGTGCTCGCCCCTCGCAATGCGTGTCTGAATCAGCCGTTTGCGTCGCTCACTGGCTGTGGACTGTTCTGGTAGGGGTGGAACCACGTAGGCGTCATCGGGTACTTCAAATAGTCCAATCTCGGTCATCAGAAAAGAACCTCTTGAGTCACGAGGCTGCCGAATTTGGTCAGCAGCACCCAATCTGAACCGCGCCTAAGTAGCGGCACCTCTGCCGGTTCCTGCCAAGGCCGCACATGGAAACCCTCGATAGCCGCAGCATCCGGGTTATGTTCAATCCAGCCATGGCAACCCGTGGTGCCGGAGCCGCACACGGCGACTATGTTTTCTGGACTCCACGGGCCACCCTGACCGCGTTTCTTGCGGTGATGCATAGACAGGGCTCCGGAGCGGCAGCAGCGCTCACAGAACCCCTCAGAGCGTTCTTGAACTACCTTGCGGCACTGCTTTTCGTTCAAACCTTCTTATCGATCAGATCGCTAAGCCCGGTGATCTTCCCAACCAGAGCCTTAGCCGCCTCCGCGCTGATCAGTTCCGTGACACGATCACAAGTACTTTCGAGTTTCTTGACGGCATCCGGGCCGTGCAAGTCCTTGCACTTAGGATCGTTGACGGTGTTGGACATCAGCTTGAGAGCCATCGTCACGATCAGCGCCTCCGAGGGCGTCAGTTCCACCTTGAGCTTGACCATTTGATTAAAGTCCTTTCGTAGTTAGTACCGTCAGCGGCCAGAAACGTTGTATTCCTGCGCAATTAGCCGCGCCGACGTTTGCAAACCGGACAGCTCAGACTCCAGGTCTGATTTCTTGTCCTGCGCGTATTTCATGGTGACCTCGGCGGTATCCATGGATTCCCATAGCTCGGCGTTAGCAAGTAGCGCCTTGTCTTCGCGGTCCGCGCGTGTGCCCTGCTCTGATTGGCGAGACGCCGCCAACCCGAGCTGATAGGCCCGCTTAGCGGCCAAGTACTCGTCGCGAGCTTGCCGAACCACCTTGGTGCCCTTGGAAATAAAGGCCACCACGTCACGGATACGCGACTCAATCTCAACCGGATTAGTCGGTTCCGCCACTAGATCACCTGCACAGGCTCTTTATGCCACCTCCTGCGAATCTGACCCCAACTAAGGCAGCTCGCACACAGGAGCAGGTGGTCCACGAACCCGACTGCGTGCGTGGCCTTGCGGCCACACTTGTTGTCGCAGTCAGGTCCAAGCGACGGTTTCCACCAGTTGCTATTCATCGAGTGTCACCACCCCACCCACAAGAGCAGCCGTGAACGCCTTAACCACATCAGCGGTAGCAGTCTTCAACGACTTGCCCGCATTGTTCTTAGTGAACGTTGCCGCAACCCGTTCTAGATCCCACTCATTCTCGGCTGCAACGGCCCTCAAGTCGTCTCGTGCCTTATCGGCAGCAGACGGTGCCTTAGCCTTGGCGGGCGCGGCAGCCTTAGCGGCAGGACGTGCAGACGTGGCCCGCTCATGCGACTCGGCATCAGGATCGGGATCACCAGTCGGAATCATCAACGCCTGCAACAGGAATGTCCGCAGCGCCACTGATTCGGCCTTAGTCATCGCCTTATCGCCGGAATCGGCAGCCTCGCCGTACGTGACGCCGCCGAAATGATCGCCTCGTGGCCCGAATACGGTGAACTGCACCTTAGCGATGCGGTTAACCATCTTGCCGCCCTTGGCGGTCTCGTACCGTTCCGCTTCGTGCTCGATAGCGATTGGGACCACCGTCACGCCGTGCTTTCGGAGCACCGGGCCAACCGCGTCCATTACTGCATCGATGCCACGGAAGTTGAAGCCCTGCTGCGCGTTCCGCGACTCCTTGCCGATGGACCTAACCTCATCCATAACCCGGCCCCACGCCTCATAGACGGTCGGGGTCGGGTCGTAATGGGCCGGGTCTTTCAGCTTGTTTTCAAGCTCATCGAGACGCGAAATGATCGCCTCGTAAGTAACTTCTTCTTTCACTTCATCGTCGGTCAAAATCTTCCTATCCTGTGCCGCTAAGTGCGCACGTTCTATCAGCGTGGCTTACGGCTACACCCCACGCGTGACCGGAGTCTTGAAGGAATTGCACCCGCCTCAACCAGGCTATTTCCCGCCAATCAAGGGCAAGCCCAAGGGGCGTCACTAGATGCCCAAACGCAACCTGATTACGTTGATTGTGTTCGAATGCTGGCCCGATCAGATCGGCCCCCCACAAGGCGTGCCCGATAAGGCAGCTTGGTTTACCTTTCACTACATATCTGCACGCAACACCGTTGTTGTCATAGACGAACTCGGGGTAAGACGCCGCCTTTTCTCGTACCAAACGAATTAGGTTCTCACCAATTAGAGACATCAGTTCATTCCGCCATAATCCAATACGCCACGACCACACCCATAAGGAATGCGGCCAAAATTATTTCTCCGAGTAAGCCCATAGCGCATCTATTTCCTTGTCAGCTTCGGTAGCTTGCGAGCCTCGCGCACCTGTACCGCCAACTTGGCGTACTCCCAGCCCTTATTTAGATCAAGCCAATACAGATTGGAGCGAGGCCGCACATCCCGAATAGGCGTATGCACCAGCAAGCCCTTGCTTTGATCACATTTAATAGGCGTCCGCTTACCGGTCTTCTGGTCATATAGGACGCTTCGCGACGCAATCGCAACCTGAATCGTGACCTTGAGCGGAAAATCGGGCTCACTAGAACCCGTCTTATCGTCAGCCGCGTACACAATGCCAGTGGGTCGATGCAACAAGTATCGGTCCGGGTTACCGGCACTCTTCAACTCGTCATTAACCACGAACGGCTCAATAAGCACCGGGTCGAACTCTTCAATAGCCGCCTGGCGGGCTTCAATCCAAGGCTCAAGCTGTCGTGGCACATACTGCGGCTTGCGGCCCTCGTCTAGAACCTCACAGAGGCCATGGAACGCCGTACCTAACCCGCTCGCATCTTCCGAACCGCCCAATGCCTGCGCACTCGCTACCAACTCTTTTAGCGGCTTCTTGCCCTCGGGTACTGCCCAAGGATCTTTGTGTGCGGACACCAGGTGTGCGGCCTGCGCGAACAGAGCTTCTGACTTCACAACGCCCATAAGCGCTCTAGCAGCTAGCCAGTCAGACAGATTGCCCTTGTCGTCAAGAGTGCCGGCCAACGTCGAGATGCGCGTGTAGCCCTCTGCGTTAATCGGGGTCTTACCGCCCGGCTTATAGCGCAGCGGCTCCCCATTCTGCGTGATATACGGCCTACCCCAGCGGTCCCTAACAATGCTGTGGTCAGTCAAAATCCCCCACAGTCAACCTAAGAATCAAACGTAACCCCCTCTAAAATCATTCACCCCGGTTGCGACTGCCTTAGACCACGCATCAGCGTTCACAATCGTCACGGTCTGACCCTTTTCCACATACAAAACACCGGCCTCTACCCGCGCCGATTCAGCGGAATAAGCTTCCGAATTTCCCTGGTAGTCGAACACGCGAATTGTGCCGTTCACTTAGGCCCCTTAATTTCGAGAACCACGGGAAACATGCCCATGAAACCATTGCGGTATCCGCCGGTCTTAAGGTCGTAGACCTTGCCTTGCTCAAGCCGCGCCCACAGATCCCATGAATTGAAGGAACCTACTTCCCAAGCGTCATCAACAGAGAAAGCACCGCAACTAGTCGATAGCCGATTCTTACGAGTAGTGCTGGTGTGGCCATTGGACCCCGACGTGTCGTAGAGGGTGTCTTTAGACAGCACCGTGCAGTCCCGGTGCCATTCCTGGTTGCTCGCCGCGCAGGCGGAGGCAGAGATGCCCAATGCCGCGCAGATGGCAGTGATTGCAGCTGTGCGCCACATGTGTACTCCTAAAATGGTGTGCAGATACGAGAAAACCCGGCCAGCACCCCCCTAGGCTGGCCGGGTTAACCCGAAAATATTGTTAGGACTCACGAGCGTGAAAACAGTGAGTTTTCGCGGTTTGACAGGACACCGTTTGAAACAGTTACCATTTAACTTTAGATTGCTGCTTGTGTCCTCGACCGCAAGACTGGACCCGATTTCTTTCCTATATGCAAGGTAAAATATTGCTGTATGGGTCCACAAAGTTTAGAAACTGGGCGCACTCTATTTTTTCCGAAAATGAAAGTTGAGTGTGATTGCTGTTCGCGCCCACTAAATTCACCATACCCCAACTAGGGGAACACTACCAACCCATCAAATTACGATGGGCTGATAGCGCGGTCCATTCACGACATCTCGCACCAATTCAGCGGGAGACTTACCCTCTACCGCCATTCCGAACACCGTGGGCGACAGTCCAGAAACCAGCGTCACATTGCCGTCATGGGCTAGTGCCGGGTAGTTACTGTTCCGGGCGTTGACGTTCCAGAACACGACGTGAGGCAGTACGAGCCCCGCAGCTGCGAACTCCCGCTTGGCCGTCTCAAAGATGGTGTCAACGGTGCGGTCGTTGCGGTAGAACCCGAACGCCGCGTTGAACTCCATATCCGACACCACGTAGAGAGTCTTGGGCACCTGGCCTGAGCGCTGCCCCGCTGCCAAGATGGCCCGGAAGGCCGCATGCAGGTCTGTTGAGCCATACCAGCCGGTCGAATTCTCAATCGCGCGCATCCGATCCGCCAGGGTCTTGCCCGCGACCTTCTCAATCTTGGGGGTGGACGAGAAGGTCATGAAGTGATCTTTGTAAGCGCCCTGATTGCGGTCCGCGAAATACAAAGCCAGCGATACCGAAACCGACATAGGCCGACCACTCATCGATCCCGACACGTCCGCTAGGACGATCCCATCGTTGCCGCGCGTGTAGTCAGGCAGATTCGCCCACAACGCATCCGCAGCCTGCGACTGACCGGCATTCACCATGTCATACAGCTCATACGGATACAGGGTCGCCGCGTTTACCTTGGCCTCGCCCTTAACAACCGAATCGAGGTAAGCCTGATACTCGGCGGGCGTGTGGCGATGGAACGCCTTAACGTGCGTCATGTGAGCGCGCGAAGGCAGCTTGCCCCAGTCAATCTCACCCCAACGCTTAGCGGACATGTCCTGCTCAAGCAGGCCGATGTGAGCCCGCAGCCGAGACAGCACCTTGCGGTACTTGCGCTGATCCAGGCCGATAGCCTTACGCAGGTTTACCGCAAGATCCTTGCGTCCCTTGGACGTATCCGACGGCAGCCACTTGGCCAGCAGTGATACTGACTCGCCACGGTTGTACGCGTCGGCGTCCTTCACGAGCTGGTCGCCAATGATCTTGGCCATGCCACCTGTCACCGTCGAACCCTGATAAAACATGTCGTCCCAGCGGCCATACTCCGGAATGTGCTTAAGCACCTTGTCCATTGGAGTAAAGCCCAGGTCGGCCAAGCGCTTAAGGCAGGCCCGGAAGACAGCGCGCTCCCCCTGCCCTCCGCGCGCATCGCGCAGGTAGAACATGGTGCGGATCGCAGTCTGCGGGTCTTCCCGAAACGCCTTCTCGAAAAGATCGGCAGCCTTGTCGGGGGTGTCCCGCATCGCCCCAGCAGCCGCGAAGAAATCAACCACCGCGTTGAGACTCGACGCATTCGTAACCGCGCCATTCTCAGTACGGGTCAGGTTGGTCTCGCGGCTAATCTCCTGCAAAAACGTGGTCACGATCTATTACCTCCCCGAAGTTCTCTTTGTAGTCCTTAGCCGGTACGACATGCACGTTTCCGGTTGACGGCACATACACCAGATAGGTGCCGGGATAGACGACAACGCCCGTGCCCCGGAACCGGATTCGCCGTAGTGAGCCGTCCTCTTTGAACGTCACCGTGAGCTGCCCAAGCTTGCTCTTCTTCTCGCACGACAAAGACAGCATGTAGGTCACTGCCCCAAGGTTTCTGCCGGTGACCTTGGTAGCCCATGCAACGTCTTTGGGCATGGGGACCGTCTGCACCAATCCTTGTGTCTTAGTTAGCTTTTTACTCATAAGGTTAGTCACTCCAATTGCAGGACAATCCACCTTTTCGGTAGTCCCGGTAGACAACGCATGTACGCGGAACGTTATCCACGTTGATATGCGCAACTGTTAGATCAGGGTCGGACGTGTTTGTGCGTTGGTCGCTGACATCACACCCGACTAGTAGGCCGGTGAGACCGGCAGCGACAACGCCACCGGCTACCAGCATCTTCGAACGCCTCACCTACCGATTACCACCCTGCGGGACAACGTAAGTCGGCTGGTAAGGGTTGCCGCCCTGCGCAATCAACTGGGACTGCAAGTACGCCTCAATGGTTGGGAAGCCCGCAATCTCGGCCTGCTTCTGCAACGCCTGCTGCTTAGCCACCTCAGTCTGCGACTCCGCAGCCTTAACCTCCGCGTCGGCGGCAGCCTTCTTAGCGTTCGCCTCCGCGACGCTGGACTGCTCCTTATTGATTGCAGCCTTGAGGTTTCCGTCCATCGGCTCAGGCTTAAGCACCGTTATCTGAAAATTGGTGAAATACTCCTTGCCATCAGTGCGCGCCTTGGACGCGCCCGGAAGCCGTTCCTTAAGCACGTTCTGGAACTCCACACGCACCTTCTCGTCATTCCAGATCTGACGCCAAGTGTACTTCTGCGCCACCTGCGTAAGCGTCTGCTCAAGTGGTTGGCCCACAACATAATTGACCAACTGCACCCAACCATCCGACTGCGTACCGTCCGCATTCAGCCAACCCTGATACTTAGTACCGAAGTCCCGGTGGAACTGAGATAGCTTCTCGCAATCCGAGGTCAGGTCCATGGTCACAACAACCGGAACCTTAAGCTCAGCCGGTGCCTCCGCACCCGACACCACAACGTACGGCTGGTGTTCCGCACCCTTTGCGCCCGTAGCGTCCCAACTGATCTGGCGCGCTGGATAACGGTAAATCTTGAAACCGCCAGGCGGGTTGGCCTCCGAGGTTTCCGGCCCCATACAACCGATGATCTTTGGGGCGGTAGGAACAAACGCGTAGTCATCGACCTTAACTGCCGTTTGACCGGCGGGAATCTGGGTAGCGCAGGCGGAAAGCGTGAGGCCAGCGGCCACGGCGATACCGACTACAGCTGCCTTAGTGCGTTTCATACTTTGGATTGCCTCTCTAAAAATTGGTTGATTGTTGATTCGATTTGTTGTTGCCGTTTTTGGTCGTACTCGTCTTGCTCGCGAGCTAGGAGCATTCGGGCATGCTCTCGGCGTTCCTTGCGGGACAGCCACTTAACGGGATCGTTTAGCCCCTCGATAAGCCGTCCCCGTTCGCGCCATCGGACAGTGGCGTATATCGCGTAGCCCACGAGCGCGAGCAGAGCCAAGATGACCATGAGCACAAGGATTCTCATCACATCTCCTATCGCAACAACGCGATAGCGCGAGATGCGCGGGCACGATGACGGATGAATCCTTCATCCTGCAACGAGTCCAGCACGGGCTGAATAGAAGACGAAGACCTAATCCCAGTTCCTTCGCATATCTCCCGATAGCTCGGCGCGTACCCGTGTTCGCCCACATAGTCAGTAAGGAAGTTGAGTACAGCCTTCTCTTGGACCCTCACGGATTGATCACCTTCTCCAGAACCTCGCGGGTAAGGAACATGGTGTTTCGTGCAATCGTGGAGTTATCACGGTCCAAACCGAAAATCTCGGTGGTACCGCCCTCGCGCTCAAGTTTGGCCCGGTAGTTGACGTGATAGTGCCCGTGAAAGAACAGGCTCGGCTTAGTCGCATCAACCACTTCACGGACCAGGCCCCGATGAGACTCGGCTGCTACCAGGTCTTCGCTAGGGAACTCGTTACCCGAACCGATACCTGGAATCGCGAACCCGCGAGGCGCGTCATGGGCAACGATCACATCCACGCCGCCAGGCCGTGAAGCGTATTCGATCTGCTCACCGCTAAGCACCTCACCAGGCCACCAGTCGTGGCCCTCGCGCCGCCACGAGCGATCCACCGAATGTGCGCCACCTAGCGCCATCCACGTCATACCCCACCACTCCCAGCGGAAACCGCGAGGCAGATGCATGATTCGGTCTAGATCACCGAATACCGTTGGCCGACCGCCAGGTACGTTGCATTCGTCAAGCTGCGAATGATCCTCATGGTTGCCATCCACCCAGATCAGCCACATGCCTAGTTCTTCAAGCAGTTGGTTCGACCCGAGTAGGTAGGCATAGGTCCGCTCCGATGGCGTCCAAAACCCGTAGTCGCCAACATGAACTATTGTGTCTGCGCCATTACGTTTGGCGTACTTAATGGCCTGTTCAGCCCAGTACGGGTTACCGTGCCAGTCCCCCGCAATCATTACCTTGTTCGGCTCCGTCACCACCATGTGACTAACCTCCATTTCACAATCCGACACCTGACGCACTCGCGTTGCTGCTTTAATCCACCCCCGGAAGGGGGCTCGGGCTTGTGCCATAACGTCCATTTGTGCCAACCAAACCGGCACCTATTCACCGCTCGATGACCTCGAACTGAGAATGTATTGGCGGGCCACTCATCCCCTTGCCGCAATCCGGCAGACGCCCCGCCTCAGAAGCCCATTCATGTAAATGAAGCTGATACTCTTCGCGGTACGCATGACCACACCCCAGCGGGCATTCAAACATTCCTTTACTACCTTTCCTAAATGGATAAACTCATTTCCACGGCTTCCGAACTGCGACCTTTCGGTGAGTGCCGCCCACGCATCCCGGAATGGTGCGATCCAAGGTCACCTGTAGAGGCTTAGAACCATCGCGGCCATCAAAGACCACTTGAATGCCCCGCTGTTTCGCCAAAGACGCCAGCGCGCGGGTGTAATCAACCGGCAGCGGCTCACGCTTGTGAGGTGGATAACGAATAGCGCAATCCAGCCAAGCATTCAGAAGAATGCGGATGCGGTTTCTATCTGCTCGCGGCAGTTCACGTAACTTTGGACCTGTGGGTTTCCCCAGATTGATAGCCATTGCCCACCTCTCGATGAAGGGATTTAGAGAAATGAGTCGGCCGGGGAGCGGAAACCCGGTGAGTGAGGCAAACCCGTATTAAGCCCCAACACAAACAGGCGTATGACCACAAATAACGCCGTTTCCAATTAGGCTCGCTCAACCCGGCCGACTAGCTGCGCGCCGAGAATCGAACTCGGAAACACCCCCCAGTCAGCGTCCCTACCTTGTAATAGATAAGTAGCAAGGGTGCGGCAGCCATTACCTGCCCCGCGCATCCTCACTGTTAGGGCTAACCGTTCTACCTCCGTATCTCAGCCACGGGATACGAGTCAAGGCATTGCGTCCGACGTGTAGACGCCGCCCATACCATCGGTTTGTGCCCAACAGTGAAAGCACACAATATTCATTGCGACCTAAACTTGGCGGCGAAACGCACACCCACCCGGTATAAACGTCACAGGCGCCCCGACAACGGGGTTACTTCGTACGGCCAGCTATAAAAGTTTTTATGTGGTTGGTTGGATTAAGTTAGAGCGGATACGTCCACTCGGTCAGAAGTAGATTCACACGCGCCACAAGGCGATAGACTTTGATTTTTGCGATCCTTCGCGCTCGCGCAAACCTACTCCTGACCCCCATCCTCATATTTCAATTATCCCCCATTAAGGGGAACAATCGAAAACTCTCGTTTTTCAACAATCTCGAACCCGATGGGTTCGTCCAGATTCGGCCCAACCGGGATAAGGTTCACCTCGGCTAGGTTGTCAACAATGGCATCCGCGATTGCTGCAAGCTGGTCAAACTTGACACTCGGTAGCCATTCCCGAAGTTCGGCAGTGACCCGATGAACAACGTATCCGCGTTCGACGGGCTCGTTGGCGATTCCCGTAAGCTCCCGAATATCATTGATAGCGGTAAGAGCCTCGGCTAAACGCAACTCGGTTTCAATGTTCGCAAAGCCCATGTCACGAATCCTTATCTTCATCCCACGGAATAGTTTCCGCGCACTTCCTAATCTCTTCCATCGGAACCAGCACCTTGCGTCCGTACTTGCGCACAAAGATGCGTCCTGCTCGCCGCAGCTCGTCAAACTCGGTGAGTCCGAGTCCGAGCATTTCCGCCGCCTGCCTCCTGGGCACTAGCACCGGCTCGGCAGTGACCCTTTCGACTACCGCCGTCATCCGGCCCGCCTCACAGCCGCGATGCGTCGCGGCATCCGTCGAGGGTCGGTGATCAGGTTGTTGATTGGGACATTGAATCGGTAGGACATTGCCGCGATCAGCTTGACCGTTGGACGGCCCTGCCAGTTCTTTGAGAACGACCGGCGAACTGTCGTCGGTGCTTCATAAATCTCACGGGCAAGATCCTCGCGGGTCTCAATCTTGTTGACGGCCATCAGGTTCCGAACGTATTCGCAGTCCCAGTGGATGTCTGGTGTGGTCTGTTGCACGCTATCGACACTAGCAAGGCACTTTCCAAAATTGCAAGCATGTAACTAAAAGTGGTTGTGGCATGCCGTGATGGAAAGTTCATAACCGCAGGTGCAAGATAGTTGCTCACAACCGAAAGTGGTTGTACGGTTCACGCATGCGCACAGACAGTCGAGGTAACGACATACAAGTTGCCCTGAGCGATGCCCTGGGGCGAGTTGTACAGAAGAACGAAATAACCGCCGCCCTCGGACTGCCCGCTGCCGCGTACAGCCGCAAGCTTGCCGTCCGAGCCGACTTCCCCAACTTTGAAGAGCTCACAGCTATCGCAAAGCACTTCGAACTAGTCCCCGCAGCCCTCCACTACGACTTCGGGCTCATTGACGACGAGGCCATAGAGTTCTTGCGGGAGCACCGATCCGGCCACCCTACGGTGACCACAAGACGAAAGGAGGTCACCAAGGCAAGTAGGCGAGAACGACGACTAGACACCGCAAAAAGAAAGCCCCCGTTATAACCGGGGGCCAAAAAACCAACCAACCAACCCACACACAGCGGCCCCGGTGATAGCTAGGGACCAGGGCGCTGCGCACAAGACCAGCCACGGGGGCCGTTCTTACATGTCAGTACCGACGTTGATACTCGTTACCCTAATTACGCTCTGCCTAAGCCTGTGGATTCGGCGCGCCACATGGACGACCACGTACGAACGCGCCGCGACGATAAACCTACTCCTTCAAGGCATCGCAGTAATCCTCATGTCGCCGTGGGCCTCCCAGCACATCGGCATTTGGCTCCAACACATCACCGGCTGGGCCAACCTAGAGGATTACATAGCGCACGACGCCTACATAGTGGCCGCAAGCGCAGTCGCATACAACGCGTTAGGCCGCGTAGACGAAGGCCCATATCTCGAACGATCATTCAAGCTATACGTCGAAATCCCAGCAACATTGGCAATGCCGCTCATGCTGGTCACCTTCGCGCTAAGTGAAAGCACCGACCACTACGCTGATGACTTCCTCCAGCTGCCGACCGACTTCTGGTTAGGCGCGTACTGGCTCATACTCTGCCTAACCCTTGTCCACCTGCTCGGCTACGGATGCAAGATGCTCGCAATACTCCGCGAGGACCCGCGTTCAACCTTGGTGGCCGATGCCTACTTGGTCTCGTGCCTCTGCGGCATCGCGGCCAGCCTTATCCGCATACTCATCTCATTCACCCCCGGCATTCCCCCAGCAATCGGCAGCGGAGCAGTCTGGCTGCTCGCCTGCGCATGCGGGGCCGGATTCGCAGTTACCGGCGCAGCGTCATGGCTGGGAAAAGATAAAGAGAACGCCGAGGCCGCCGTTACCGACGACCAGCCGCCACGACGACCCGAGCCCGTGTAGGGCTTAGGGCACTAAGGCATCAAGTCCCGCGACCGACTTACGCAAAAACCCCATATCGACCTTTTGATAGTGCCTGGTAGTCAGAATGTGGGCGTGACCCAAGAACTCCTGAATAGCCCTGGCATCTACGCCATCCTCCATGAGTTGCGTCGCCGCCGTGTTGCGCGCCTCGTGTAGAAGCACCTCGCCGCGTTTCTTGGTGATACCGCACGCCGACACAAGCTCATTCCACGCCCGGTTGTCGTCACGCTGAGATACGGGCCTGCCATCGTCGTGATGCCACAACAAGTTATGCGGATTGTGACGCCCCGCCTGCTCCTGTTTGTAGACCTTCAATATCTCAACCAGAGCCTCGGTCATCGGCACAAAGCGCTCACTCGTCACGCTCTTGGGCCGCGTCCACACAAGGCTGCGATGGCACTCCCGATACTCGTAACCGGCAGGAAAATCCCACTTAGCTTGCGGGCACCACGCAGGACCACCCATATCGCAGGTACCGCCGCATCCGTGAACCTTGGTGTGGTTCTGCAACTGCCACGAAACATCCAATACGCCCTCATCCAGATAGACGCGATCCCATTCCATCCCGAGGCATTCAGCCTGCCGCGCGCCCGTAAGGAACGCGAACGCCCAACGCGACGCCAAATAGGGGCCAAAGGTCCGCCTCTCGTCCAGCTCAGCGGCAACCGTCAACATCTTCTTAGCCGTGAGCTGATCGTATGCGCCACGCTCCCGAGCCGTATATCCCGGCTTATGCACCAGTGCCACAACATTCTTAGGCACGACCTCTTCTTTCACGGCGTCGGCCACCGCGCGATTCAACACGACGTATGCCTTCTGAGCGCTACGGGGCGAATGCTCCTTTTGATTTGACCGAACCATCTTCCGCACGTGATCTGCCGTCAGCTTGTCGAGCCGGTGCGTCCCGATGTACGGGTTGATGTAGTTCCGAATCGTGGAGCGATAGTCACGCAGCGATTCAGGTTTCACCCGATCCTTGTGAATCTCATCTGTCCACTTGCGTAGCCATTCAGCAACCGTGTACCGATCCGAACTGTGCGGGTTCAGCTCACCCTTGGTTTGGGCGACGAGTAGGTCTCGCAGCTTCTCCTTGGCAAGTCTCTCGGTCTTGGCCGCGCGCCGGATTTGTCGGCGTTTTCCGTTCTCATCCGTGACATAGACGTAGGCGACGTGGTACCCCTTCGCGTCCACGTACAGGCCACCCAACCCCTTGTCGCGTCTCTTATTTTTTTCACGGCTGTCAGCCAT